TGGCCCACACACGCCTGCATGAAATTCGGCCTCACTGGGCGTCACCAGTTACATGCCGCTACCCCCGAACGTCACGCTGCGTGAGTGACGCTGAGTGAGGTTGCGGAGGGTTGCATGCCTGCCGGACGCCCACCCGCCCCCCTCGAACATCACCGCCGCACCGGCCGCGCCGGCGGCACGAAGAAAGCTGACGGCCGGCCCCTCCCGATCCTCGGCGAGGTCGTCGCCCTGCCGATGGCCGACGGCATCCCCGACCTCCCCGCCGGTATCGAGCACGACGGCGCTGAACTCTGGAAGCAGATCTGGGCGCGGGCCATCACCTGGATCTCGCCCGACAGCGACATGGCCTCCGTCATCGAGGCCTGCCAGGTCGCCGACGACCTCGCCGTCGCTCGCCGCCGCTACCGGGCCACCTCCGACCCGAAAGACGCCGGGGCCCTCGCGACCCTCGGCAAACGCTTCGACGCGGCCCTGTCCGTGCTCGGCTTCAACCCGACCGCCCGGGCCCGGCTCGGCGTCGCGGAGGTGAAGCGTGTCTCCGCCCTCGACAAGCTCCTCGAGCGCCGCCACAACGCATGACTCCTGGCCGCCGCGCTGGCTCACGCCGGTCCCGGCCGAGGACGTCGCCCGCGGCGACGGGCCGCTGTTCACCGACTTCGGCGAGGCCGTCTGCCGCGTCGACAAGGACTCCCTCGCCGCCCCGGCCGGCCAGCTGATCCGGTTCCGGCCGTGGCAGCGCAATCTCGTCTCGCACACCCTGGCCCGCCGCGCCGACGGCCGGTATCGGCACCGTCAGGCGCTGCTCGGCGTGGCACGGAAGAACGGCAAGTCCGGTGTCGGGTCGACGCTCGGCCTCGGCGGTCTCGTGCTGGGTCCGCAGGGCGGCGAGGTGTACTCCTGCGCGGCCGACAAGGACCAGGCCAAGGTCGTGTTCAACACGGCCCGGCAGATGGTCAAGATGGACCCGGAACTGTCGTCGATCCTCAAGGTCTACCGCGACGTCATCGAATACCCGGACACCGGCAGCATCTACAAAGCGTTGAGCGCGGAAGCGTTCACCAAAGAGGGCCTCAACCCGCACCTGGTGCTGTTCGATGAGGTCCACGCCCAGCCGAACCGCGAGTTGTGGGACGTCATGGCCCTCGCGCAGGGCGCCCGGGTCGAGCCGCTCATGGTCGGGATCACCACCGCCGGCGTGAAGTTCGACGCGAGCGGCGCCGAGTCGCTGTGCTACGGCCTGTACCAGCTGGGTGTGCGGATCGCCCGGGGCGAGCTCGTCGACCCGACGTTCTTCATGGCCTGGTGGGAGCCGCGCAAGGCCGACGCCGACCACCGCGACCCGGCAACCTGGCGCGAGGCGAACCCCGGCATCGGCGACCTCGTCTCGGTCGAGGACCTCGCCTCCGCGGTGGTCAAGACGCCGGAGAACGAGTTCCGGACGAAACGCTGCAACCAGTGGGTGAACACGTCCTCGGCGTGGCTGCCGGCCGGCGCCTGGGACGACTGCGAGGGCGGCGAGCCGATCGAACCCGGCACCGACGTGGTGCTCGGCTTCGACGGGTCGTTCAACGGCGACTGCACCGCACTGGTCGTCGTGTCGGTGGCGAACCCGCTGCACGTCGACGTGGTCGAGCTGTGGGAGAAACCCCTCGACGACAGCGGCGACTGGCGGGTGCCGATCGCCGACGTCGAGGACTCGATCCGTGCCGCGTGCCGCCGCTGGCAGGTCCGCGAGCTCGCCTGCGACCCGTTCCGCTGGGCGCGGACATACCAAATCTTGGAGGCCGAGGGCCTCCCCGTGGTCGAGTTCCCGCAGTCACCGGCCCGCATGACGCCAGCCACGACCCGGTTCTACGAGGCCGTCATGAACGGCACCCTGACGCACTCCGGCGACCTGCGCCTGGCCCGGCACCTCGACAACGCGGTGCTGAAGGCCGACTCCCGCGGGACCCGGATCTACAAGGAGCACAAGCACAGTCAGCGCCGCATCGACCTCGCGGTCGCCGCGGTGATGGCCGTGGACCGGGCGGCCTTCCTGGCCGGCGAGCCGGTCCGGCCGCCTGACCCGCCGCCCATGGTCGACCACGTCCCATCAACGGGACGCTCCGAAGGTGACCTGTTCACGATCGGGTTCTGACCGCCTCCAGTGTGAGCACCGAAGGGCGGGCGGCCGTGTCGACGCAGATGCAGATCGAGTTGCCCGGGATGCCGCAGCGGGTCGAGGCTGCGGCGACGAAGCCGCAGGTGGCGTCCCGCGGGGAGATCGGCTACGCCCAGGCGACCCTCAGCCAGTGGTGGCTGTTCGACGAGGGCGAGACCACCCCGGAACTGCAGTGGCCCCGGTCGGTCGCCGTCTACGACCAGATGCGCCGCACCGACGCGCAGGTAACCTCGCTGCTCGAAGCGGTGTCGTTGCCGATCCGGCGGACGCCGTGGCGCATCGACCCCAACGGCGCCCGCGCCACCGTGGTCAAGTTCGTCGCCACCGACATGGGTCTCCCGATCGTCGGGAAGGGCCCGGGGAAGGCGCCGGTCCGGACGAAGGGGAAGTTCTCCTGGCCGGACCACCTGCGGCTCGCGCTGCTGTCGCTGCCGTTCGGGCACATGTTCTTCGAGCAGGTGTACAGCGTGAACGACGCGGGCACTGAGGCGCACCTGAAGAAGCTGGCGCCGCGGATGCCGTCGACGATCGACGAGATCAAGGTTGCTGCTGACGGCGGCCTGGAGTGGATCAAGCAGCGGTGGACGTCGGAGAACGGCTCCCCGCAGCGCATCCCCGTCGACCGGCTCGTCGCCTACGTCCGTAACCGCGAGGGCGGGAACTGGCTCGGCCAGTCGATCCTCCGCCCCGCGTACAAGAACTGGCTGCTCAAAGACCGGCTGCTCCGTGTCCAGGCGCAGACGATCGAACGCAACGGGATGGGTATCCCGCTGTACAAGGCCCAGGAGGGCGCGAGCCCGGGGGACATGGCGGCCGGGAAGTCGATGGCCACCCTGTGGCGTGCCGGCGAGGCCGCGGGCTCCGCGGTGCCGTTCGGCGCCGACCTCGTCCTCCGCGGCGTCGAGGGCACCCTGCCCGACGCTGACCCGGCGATCCGCTACCACGACGAGCAGATCGCCCGGGCCGCCCTCGCGCACTTCCTGAACCTCGGCACGCAGACCGGCTCGTGGGCGCTCGGCTCCACCTTCGCGGACTTCTTCGTCTACAGCCTCCAGACGCTCGCGATGCAGATCGCGGACGTCACGACGCAGCACGTCATCGAAGACCTCGTCGACCTGAACTTCGGTGAGGACGAACCCGCACCCAGGCTGGTCTTCGACGAGATCGGCTCCCAGCAGGCGGCGACAGCGCAGGCGCTGAAGACCCTCGTCGACGCCGGGATCATCCACCCGGACCAGGTCCTCGAGGAGACGTCCCGGCAGCAGTACGGTCTCCCGCCGGCGGACCCGGCGACGGCGACCCCGCCGCCCGGGCAGACCGCGCCGACGCCGCCTGAGGCGACGCCGATGGGCGCGGAGTCCGTGGCCGCGGCACGGCCGGCTCGCCGGCGGCCGCGGCGCGGCGTGACCGCGAAGTACAACCCTGCCCAGAAGCGGGACCCGAACGGCGAGTGGGGCGACGGCATCCCCGGGCCCGGCCTCCCGGACTTCACCGACGGGCTCGGCATCGACGACGTCGTACCCCTCGACCCTGGTGACCGGCTCGGGTCGAGCGACCGCCTCTCGGACGAGGACGAGCTCGCCGACCTGAACTGGGTGGTGGTCTTCTCCAAGGAGTACGGGCCGGAGGTCCGGCTCGGCGTCACCCCGGCCGACGAGTCCAACGACTGGAAGGGCGACTGGGAGGACGGCAGCGACACGGCGATCCTCGACACCGACACCGTCACGAAGCTCCGGACACGTCTGGAGTCGGGTGTCGAGCAGGCGAAGCAGGCTGCGCGTGACGCGGACAAGGCGTGGAACTCCGGCCAGGCGCCGACCGACCCGAAGCTCCTCGGTTCCGAGCCGGTGGCGAGTGGTGAAGCGATCGGCGGCGGGGACACCGCAGACCTGACCTGGGGCATCTTCCTCACCGACGATGACCCCGCGTCGTGGAACCTCGAGGTGCGGACCAACCCGGACAGCGACGGCGTCAGGTACGACCCGAAGGGCGCGCGGCGCCTGCTGAAGGAGCTGGCCCGGATCGAGGGTGAGCTGCGGGGCCCGCAGCCGCCGGAGACGGTGTCCGCGGCTGCCGGGGTCGACACGCACCCGGGTGGTGAGGAGCTCAAGCATTACTGGGTGTACGGCGAGGGCGCGGCGAAGTGGAAGACCTTCACCGAGTTGCTCGGCCACCTGCGGAAGTACCTTGCCGAGGGCATGGCCAAGCGGACCGCGGCGGCCTGGTTCCACCTGCGCTGGGGCTACTGGCCCGGCGACCACCGCAACGTCCACGCCTCCGCAGATGTCGACGACGAGGCCGCCGAGCGGGAAGAGCTGATCGAGGCGCTGATCCTGGCGCTCGCAGAGTTGCACGGCGAGGTCCGGGCGGCCGCAGGTCCCGACTTCGACGAGAAGCACCCGCGCGGTGCTGGCGGGAAGTTCCGCTCCACAGTGGACAAGCTGAAGTCGGCGATCGAGACCCACCGCGCCGGCGGCGGCAAGGGCGACCCGTTCGCGGACTTCGACCGGGAGCAACTGCGCCGAGCGGCCTCGAAGCGGCCCGGTATCACACTGACCCGCGGCGAAAGCCGCGACTCGATCGCCAAGAAGCTCATCGACGACCTCGGCGGCAAGGCGGCCACCCCGGCACCAGCTCCGGCGGCGCCCCGGAAGCGGACGCCGAGCGCCAAGCCCGCCCGGGCGGAGCGGCTCGCCAAGGTCCGCGACGTGCTGGGCAAGGAAGGCTACGAGGACTTCGACGTCCTCTCCGCCCTGAGTGGCCTGGAGAAGAGCGACCTCAGGCAGCTCACCGCCGCCGAGCGGGAGGAGATCGGCCGCGAGCTGCGGTCGATGGCCGAAACCGCCGAGCCGGACGACCGCAAGACGGCCGAACTGCTCCGGGACAAACTCGGGTTCAACACGGCTCCGACGGCCCGGAAGCGGACGCCGCGCAAGGCGGCTCCGCCAGCGGTCGCGGAACCCGGCCGGTCGGCTCGCGGCCGGCTCGCCGCCGGCCGGGACATCGTCGACGACATCATCCGCGACGTCAACGGCGGAGACCCCCGGCACGGACGGCTCCAGGTCGCCTACGGCCTCGACGACCCCCGGGACGGCATCCTCACCCAGCTGACCCGGGACCAGGGCTACGGCCTGCCCGAAGTCGGCTCCGTCGACGACGCCGTCAAGGGCGGCGGGGTCGAACTGTTCCGTGGTGTCCGGTCCCACGAGTCCGGGATTTCCGCGGAGGCGCAGATCGCGGCGATGCGCGACGACCCGGACTTCGCCTACGGCAACGGCTACTACGGCAACGGGATCTACTTCTCCGTCGACAAGCGGGTCGCGGACCGGTTCGGCCGCAGCAGCCGGTCGGACACCGCCGACCCGGACGCCGAGAGCTTCGGCGACGGTGCCACGGTCCGGGTTGCGCTGCGGCCAGGCGCGAAGACGATCACGATGCGGAAACTCGAAGCCGAGCGGAAGCAGTGGCTGAAAGCGAACCGGGACCGGCTCCCACCGGACGTCGAGGACTGGGTCTACGACAACGGCCGGTACGCGACGATGCGCGGCTACGACGTCATCCAGGTCGACAACATGGACGACGGCTACACCATCCACGAGGGCGGCCGGAAACGGCAGAGCAAGGCCCGCCAGTACATCGTGCTCAACCGGGGCGCGATCACGATGGAGGCCGGATGACGCCCGAGGCGATGCAGCGCATCGCGCTGCTCATGCGGGTCGGCAAAGCCAGCCTCGACGAACGGCAAGCACTCATCGAGGGCGCCCAGCAGCCGGGCGTTGACACCGCTGACGACCTGACCGGCCCGGCCGCTGACGCCTACGCGGCGATCCGCAGCCGGGCGGCCATCGACTGACCAACCCCCGTCAACCCCGCGCACCTGTGAAGGAGGTGGGGGCGATGACGCATGCCCTGCACCAGGCGGAAGACCTCGACGAAGAAGAACTCGACGACGAGGAGGACGCCGAACCCGGCGACGACGAGGACCTCGAGGAAGCGGAAGCCGAGGACGACGAAGCCGAGGCGGAGGACGACGAGGAGGAGCGGGTCGAGGCGGCGTACGAGCCGGGCTCGCACCCGCACGCCCCGGCCGGCAGCTCCACCGGCGGCCAGTTCACCACCACCAGCGGCGGCGACTCGTCGAAGTCCACGAAGAAACCGTCGAAGCCCGCCCAGAAGAAGCCAGGCCAGAAACCGGCACAGCCCCGGCGGAAGATCCCGGACGGGCAGCTCGGCTTCGACGGCGTCACCGGCACCGGCTACGGCGAGCCGGACCCGCGGGTCAAGTCGCTGCAGGGCGAGCTGAACCGGCTCGGGTTCACCGACGGGGCGGGGAAGAAGCTCCGCTCCGACGGCGAGTTCGGGCCGTTGACGACCGCCGCGGTGAAGGCCGCGCAGACGAAGCTCGGCATGAACCCGACCGGCATCGTCGACCCGGCGTTCATCGCCCGGCTGAAGACACTGCCGACGCCGAAACGGAAGCCGAAGGTCAAGGCGTCCGGCCGGGTCGAAGCCGGGGAGCTCCTCGGGATCGAACTGGTCCGGCCCGGCACATGGCAACTGGCCAGCGGTGAGCAGACGTTCACGCCCGAGATGATCCGCGACGCGGCCCGCCACGCCGGCCGGCCGGGCTACCGCGCGCCGATCAAGCTCGGCCACGCCGACCCGCGGTTCGCCGGCGACGGCGAGCCCGCCCTGGGCTGGCTCGGGAACCTCCGCGTCGTCGACGACGGCGACGTCCCAGTCCTCATCGGCGACGTGACCGGCATGCCCGACTGGCTCGCCGCGGCCGCCCCGACCGCCTGGCCGGACCGGTCCGTGGAGGGCTGGACCGACTTCGAAGCAGACGGCGAGAAGTACAGCTTCGTCATCGACGGCCTGGCCCTGCTCGGCGTCACACCGCCCGGCATCTCCTCGCTCCGATCCCTCCGCGACCTCCCACAGGCCCTCGGCATCGCCGCGTCGGCCCGGATCGTCGCCCGCGCCCCAGGCGCACCCGCCGCGTTCATCGCGGCCTCAGCTCCCGCCCCGGAGGCGGAGAAACCCAAGCAGCAGGAAGGAGCCGGCATGGATCCGGCAAAGATCCGAGAGGCATGCGGCCTTCCGCCAACCGCCTCCGACGACGAGGTGCGGTCGGCTCTGGCCGCCGCGAACCTCGTCCCGGCCGCGCCGGAGCCCGTCGCGGCCTCGGCCAAGGACGCGCCCGGCATGTTGCGCATCGACGCGGCGGCGTACGAGGAGGGCCAGAACCGCCTCAAGCGCCTCGAGGCGGAGGCGCAGCGGCACCGCGACGGCGAGCGGGACCAGATCATCACCGCGGCGGTGAAGGCGGGCAAGTTCGGGCCGACCCGCAAGCCGCACTGGGTGCGGCTGTGGAACGCCGACCCGGAGGGCACCCGCGAGGTCATCGCGAGCCTGAAGGCCGGCGTCATCCCGGTCGAGGAGTCCGGCTACGCCGACGGCGAGACCGAGGCCGACGAGATCTACGCGGCGCTCTACGGCAAGCAGAAGGTGGGCTGACATGGGCGACTACACACCCGTCGTCACTGGCGGCGCTGTTCCGTGGACGTCGACGACCTCCGGCGCCGTCACCGGCGGCACCCTGGCCGTTTGGTCCGGCTCCGGCACCGTCGCCACTGCCGGCGCCGCGTCAACGATCGTCGCGGGCGTCTTCGCCCACGACGCCGCGTCCGGCGCCAAGGTGTCCGTCTGGCCGCTCGAGGGTGTCATCCACGAGATCGTCTCGGCCAACAACATCTCGGCCGGTGGCGGCATCCAGTCCGCCGCGTCCGGCCAGGTCGACCCGGTCGCCACGTCGATCGCTGCGGGTTCCGCGGCCGGCACCCTGATCGGCACCGCCGTGACCGGCGCTACCGCCCCCGCCAAGGTCCGCTTCCAGGGCCGCCGGTAACCCCCGAGAGGAGATAGTCCATGCCTGGCACCTACCCGGCCGGGGCTCCCGTCCTCACGGGAGATTCCCTGGCCATCAGCCGGTTCCTCAACTCGCCGGAGTCGATCAAGCGACGCCTGCGCGACTTCAAGGACCTGCGGTTCGTCTCCGACCAGCTGCTCACGCAGCGGTTCCGCTCCAGCGGCGGTGCCGTGCTGTACGAGCAGACCGAGCCCTTCGTCACCGACCGCACCGTCGAGTCGGTTTCGGCCGGGTCTGAGTACCCGTTCGCGAACATGCCGACCGGCACCGCCGCCCTCGCGGCGGTCGCGAAGTGGGGCCAGAAGGTCCGGATCACCGACGAGGAGATCGCCCGCAACGTGTACGGCCAGGCGGCCGTCGACCGGGCCATGCAGAAGGTGATCAACTCGATCATCTCGCAGGTCGACTCGATCACCATGTCGGCGATCGGCTCGGCGCTCGCCGACACGGCGACGCTCGGCAAGTGGGACGCGGGCTCGCCGAAGATCCTCAACGACATTCTCAACGCCAAGCGGATCATCCGCGCCCGCAACCTCGGCTACGACCCGGACACGCTCGTCGTGTCGGACCTCGGCTACATGTCGATGATGGTCGACACGGTCATCTCGAACCTGTGGCGCCGGGAGACGACCGACAACCCGGTCTACACCGGCGAGGTCGAGCAGGTCGCAGGCCTGAAGGTGATCGTCACGCCGAACCTGCCGGTGGCCACGTCGTGCTTCGTCCTGGACTCGAAGGCCCTGGGCGGCATGGCCGACGAGATGGACGGCGCGCCCGGTTATTCGATCGCCGACCTCGCCGTGCAGGTCAAGAGCATCCGCAAGGACGACATCGACGCCTGGGATCTCCAGGGCCGCCGCAAGACGGTCCCCGTCGTGCAGGAGACCGGCGCGGGCCAGGAGATCACGGGGGTGACGTCGTGACGACGGAATACAAGGTCCTCGCCGCGTACGTCACGTTCCGCGTCGCAGACCCCGTCTCCGGCGGTGACGTGCTGCTCGGCTACTACGCCGGTGCGCCCGTCCCGCCGAACGCCAACCCCGAGGACGTCGAGCGGCTGGTCCGCAAGGGCTACCTCGTCGAGGCCGACAGCTTCGCCGGCGAGCACGTCGCCGTGCCGGCCGGGACCCCGGTCCCGGGTGAGCCGCCGAACGTGCCGGTGACCGAGCAGCCGGCCGCGGCGGCGACGATCGCCGAACGCGTCGACCGGGCCCAGGCCGCTGTCGACGCCGCGCAGGCGGGCGGGAAGCCGCGCGGCAACGCGTCCCGCGCCGACTGGGCGGCCTACGCCGCGTCGCAGGGCGCCTCGGAGGACGAGACGAAGGCCGTCGAAGAGGGCGGTCTGTCCCAGAGCGACCTCCGCGCGAAGTACGGCAACTAGGAGGTCGGGATGGCGGACCTGTTCACGATCGAAGAGTTCGCCTCCTACCTGCAGCAGGACGTCGACACGTCGAGCGCCGTGGTGGCTCGGCGTGTCGCGTCCGGCTGGCTCATGTCAGCGACCGGGCAGACGAGCTTCGACACCGTCGACGACCGGCTGTTCGGCTGGGCGATCGAGCTGGCCGCGATCGCGTTCCGCAACCCCGACGGCGCCGCCTCCGAAAGCACCGACGACCACAACGTGTCGTGGGACCGGGCCCGCCGCACGGACATCCTGGCCGAGGCCCGCACCTCGTACGGCTCGGCCGGCACACCGCTCTACGACTTCCCCGCATGGGACTGGCACTGGACTGCCGTGCCCGTCACCGACCCGCTCACAACGTGATTCACCGCGGCCGACGTTCCGGCCTCTTCGACATGAGGGAGTATCCCGATGGCCAAGGCCGGATACACCGCTGAGGTCGGCGCCGCTGTGGCGCTCTCCGCGGCGACCGCCAAGACCGTGCTCAGCGTCATCGCGCCGGCGCAGTTCGGCGTGGACCTGATCAAGTACCGGATCGGCTTCGACGGCGTCACCGCCTCCGCCGTCCCGGTCGTGGTCGAGCTCGTCACGTGGACCACCGACGGCACCGGCACGTCCGGGACCGTCGTGCAGGTCTACGGCCGCAGCATCACCGCCGGATTCACGACGAAGTACAACTACTCCGCCGAGCCGACCACGCCGACGCTCGTCGACCGGTTCACGCTCACCCCGAACGGCGGGACGCTCGTCTACGACTTCCCGCTCGGCACCTCGCCGGACACGGCCGTGTCGAACCTGATCGGCCTGCGCTGCACCGCCCCGGCGGCTGTGAACGTGAACGCCACGATGTGGTTCGAGCGCTGCTGATATGAGCATGGGATTCAGTCTGGCGAAGCCCGACCTCGACGTGCGTATGGGAACGATCGTCGTCAATCTGCGCGACGCGTTCCGGCAGGCCGTGTGGATGAACGCGCTGCTCAACAACACGAACATCATCCCCAACGACGCCTACCTCACGGGCTCGCTGCCCGGCGGGACGTATCTGCAGGCCGAGGTGACGTCGTTCCGCGCGGCGTTCACGTCGCTGAACACGCTCAACAACGTCGCGTTCGGCACGACGACCGTCCCCTCGGTCAACAACTTCTTCTTCGAGGCGCAGAAATTGACGGGCGCCGTCCTGTAGGCAGCCGCGGGGAGGGTGGCCCGTGGCCGCAACCGTGGCCTCGGCCACCCACTACAGCGAAGACGCAGCCAGCCCGCTCACGGCGAGCCTGCCGGCCTCCACGGCCTCCGGCGACCTGCTCGTCTTCGCCATCGCCCAGGGCGACTCGGTGATCGCCAACTTGACGGCCCCGGCCGGCTGGACGGCGACGAGCTCCGCGAACGGCGGCAGCGTCACCGGGAAGCTGTGGACGAAGGTCGCCGGCAGCGAGCCATCGACGTACGACTTCCCCTACAGCTCGGGCGCTGACGTCGCCGCGGTGATGGTCCGGGTCACCGGCGCTGACACCACGCCGACCCTGGTCCAGGCGGTCGGCACGGCCGGCCCGAACGCCGGCAACATGGACAGCCCGACGGTCACGCCGACCGGCTCCGACGACCTGCTCATCGTCGTCATGTCCGCCGCGTGCGGTGGCACGACGCTCGTCGAGACCGACCCATCCAGTACGACGGACCTCGGCCAAGGCCAGGTCGCGGGCGGCTTCCAGGCGCTGGCCACCGCCTACCAGCAGTTGGCCTCCGGCTCCGCGACCGGCGCGAAGACGTGGTCGAGCATCACCCCGGCGACGAAGCCCGGCGTGAGTTTCTCCCTGGCGATCAAGTCGGCCGGGGCTGCACCGGCGGCAGTGACGCCGCAGCCGATCGTCGGCCCGGGCCCGGCAGCGATCCGCGCGTCGACCTGGTAGGTGAGCCGTGGCGATCGTCGGCCGGTCGATCCCGAACGTCCCGATCCTGACCCGCGGCTCCCTCGCCGACGACCCCGTCCTGACCACCCCGGCACCGATCGTCGTCGCCCGCCCGGCACGACGGCCGGTCGGGGTGGCGTTCACCAGCCGCGCCTCCACCGAGGACACGGCCCCGCCTCCCACAGCGTTCACACCCGGCCCGCTCGTCATCACGGCTCAGCCGCGGCCCAGGCCCGGCTCGGCCATCACGATCCGCGGCACGCTGGCCGACGACCCGGTCCTCACCACACCACCACCGCTCGTCGTGGCCCAGCCGGCACGACAGCGGGTCGCGACCGTCCAGCTGTTCCGGTCCTCCCTCGAGGACGTGGTCGTCGCAGCAGCCGCGACGCCGCAGCCGCTCGTCGCCACCTATCAGCCGAAGCCGCGGCCCGGCGCCGCGCTGCTGCTCCGCGGGTCGCTGTACGACGCGGCCACATCAGGCCCGCTTGTCGTCGTCCCCGCCTCCCGCCGGCCCGGTGCGGTGGTCGCGCTCAGCCGCGGCACCCTCGCCGACCCGCCGGTGCTCGTCACGGCCGGGCCGATCGTCGTCGACAATCCGCGGCCGCGGTACGGCGGCACGGTGGCGCTGTTCCGCACGCCCGCCGAGGCGGTCGCGCACAGCTGTACCACGACCCGCCCGTACACCGGCATCACCGCCTCGGACACCGGCATCACCATCCGGCCCGACACGGGGGTCACCGACGAGCCGTGCTGAGGAGGTCGCATGTCGGCGTACACGACAGCGCTCCGCGGCCGGCAACGCGCCGAGCAGGACATGCCCGACACGGTCACCGTCCAGCACCAGACCGGCACGACGACCGACGGGGAGACCGGCGCGGTCACCCCGACCTACACGACCGTCTACACCGGCAAGGCCAAGATCAAGCAGGCCAGTCCGGCCTCGTCGCCGACCGTCGTCGGTGAGGCGTCGGTGTTCGTTGGCCAGCTCGAGCTGCACGTGCCGGTGGCCGTGACGGGTGTCCAGCCCGACGACCTCGTCACCGTGGTCTCGTCGGTCCTCGACCTCGACTTGGCCGGCCGGACGTTCCAGCTCCGCGGCCCGTCGCACCAGACGTACTTGACCGCCCGTCGCTTCCCGATGGTCGAGGTGAGCGGCTGATGGGTGCGAAAGCCACCGGCCTCGAGGAACTCTCCGAGGAGCTGCAGCAGGCGTGGAAGCGGGCCGTCCCCGACGCGAAGAAGATCGTCGGGAAGGGCGCGCTGCAGGTCAAACGGGAAGCGCAGCGGATCATCCGCGAACGGTCGAAGCGCAACTACCTGCCGCACTATCCGCGCGCGATCAGCTACGACGTCGAAGCCCACGGCACCGTCGTTTCGGCCGAGATCGGACCGAAGGCCGAGAAGCTCCAGGGCGGACTCGGCCGTCTGCTCGAGCTCGGCTCGGCGAACAACGCACCCATCCCGCACCTCGACCCCGGGCTCTCCCTCGAGGAAGCCACCTTCTACGGCTACATGGAAGACCTCGGGGAGAAGCTCCTGACCGGCGGCTACGTCGACGGGCCCGAGGTGGATCCGGGATGACCGACGGCCTCGACCAGGCGCTCACACAGGCGGGTCTCGACCTGCTCGCCGCGGACCCGCTCACCCCGGTGTGGCCGGTCTACGACGGGGCCGTACCCAACGGCGCGGCCCGGCCGTACTGGGTGGTCTACACCTCGATCGGCTACCCGTCCGAGGACCTCGACAACGCCGTCAACGGCCGGTCCTCGGTCCGCGAGGTCCGCTGGATCGTCCACTCCGTCGGCGACACAGCCGCGTCCGCCCGGGCCGGCGCGCAACGCGCACGGACCCAGCTGCTCGACGTCAGCCCCACGATCCCTGGCCTCTCCTGCGGACGCATCCGCCTCGAGGAAAGCCAGCCCCCAGTCCGCGACGACATCACCGGCACGACCGTGATGTCCGCCGTGCAGTCCTACCGGCTTCGCGCCACCTCCTGACCACAGCGACGTCCTGAAGGGACTGGCATGACGCTGAATGCTGCCCAATCGGTGCTGACGACCGGGACGACGCCCGCGCCGTACACACCGACCGCCTCGGACACCATCTCCGCCAACGACATCATCCCCGGCGGCGGCTGCGTCCTTCGGGTCGTCACGACCGGCACCGCAACGAACGTGGCGGTCCTCGACCCGAACGTGACCGCGCAGGGCAACCCCGGCACGGTCACCGCGGTCGCGTGCCCGTCGACGGGCGTCCGATACATCTACGTCCCGCCGGGCGCGGTCAACAGCGCCGGTGTGGCCACCGTGACGTTCTCCGGTGCGCTGACCGGCGTCACCTACGACCTGATCAAGTTCTGAGGCCGCGATGACCACGATGAACCCGCACCCGTGGATGTATCACGCCGGCACCGGCCACTACGCCCAGCTGCCCGCCGATCCGTACTGGCTGGCGCAGGGCTGGGAGCCCGTCGACGGCCCGCCGCCGGAGCCGGACCGCCTGCACGATCCCGTCCTGCAAGACCCCGAGACCCCGCCCGAGGCGGGGTCTTCTGCTACCCGGGCCAAGAAGTCCGCCGCGGCGGAGAAGAAGGAGAGCGACCGTGGCTGATGTCTTCGCCGACGGCAACACCCGCGTTGCGTTCGCGTCGGCCATCGCGAACATCGCGCTGCCGACGACCACCGAGCTCAACGCCGGCATCCTGCTGCACGACACGATCACCGACGACGGCCTGATGGGCTTCGAGGCGACGTCGGCGGTGATTCCGACGACGCCGCTGTCGGGGCAGTTCGACACGACGTATCCGGGCCGGGACTCGTTCTCGGGCACGGCGCTGCGGTTCAAGAAGCAGACGGCCACGGACACGATCTTCAACACGTTCACGAAGTACGTGACCGGGTTCATCGTCATCCGCCGCGGCGTGCTGTGCACGACGGCGTGGGCTTCCTCGCAGCTGATCGAGGTGTACCCGGTGACGTGCGGCCGGGAGAAGCGGCTCCAGCCGACCGCGAACAGCATCGAGAAGTGGGAGATGCCGTTCACGATCTCCAGCCAGCCGAACCTCCGCGCGGCTGTCGCCTGATCCGCAGTCTGGGAGGACGGCATCCGGTGGCCCGGGCCGTCCTTCCTCCAACCCGCCGGGCCACCAGGAACGGGCCACCGCAATGCAACGAGACCTTCCCGACGACGACTACATGCAATTGCTGGCGCGCGACGAACCCGTGTTTCGCGACCAGCTACTCGGCTGGCTCCGCGCCAACGGCATCGAGCCGAACCACGTGCCTGCCGGTGAACGTCCTTCCCTCAGGGATGGCCAGCTGACGCTGCGGATGTTCACGCTGACCGCCGACGGCCGTCAGCAGACCGACCCGCTCGACGACACCCGCTGCCTTACCCACACCGTCACCGTTCCCATGACGGTCAAGCCCGACTCTCAGGTCGCTCGGTGGCTCACCCCACCCTGCCCGACGTGCGGGCGGTGAGCATGACCACCGACGCTGCAGCACTCATCCGCGGCGGCAAGCCCCGCACGCTGCCGTACCCGCACTGCATGGACCCCGACCTGGTCGACGAGTACGAGCGGGCCGTCTCCGAGCGCGACAAGGCGAAGAGCGGCGTCCGGGACTCGCTTTCGGCCGGCGCCGTTGCGCCCGAGCTCGAGCAGCGAGTCGCCGACCTGCTCGAGCAGGTCGAGGCGAAGACGGTCACGCTGCTGTTCCAGGCGCTGCCGAAGCCCGAGTTCAAGGCGCTGCGGGACTTGTACCCGCCGCGCCGCAACGACGACGGGCAGATCGAGGCCAAGCACATCCAGGACGCGCGGTACGGGATCAACTTCGATGACTTCTGGGAGCCGTTCATCCGTGCATCGCTGGTGAGCCCGGAGCTCGACGACGAGACGATGACGGTCCTCATCGAGGAGCGGTTCACCGACGGCCAGTGGGACGATGTCACGACCAAAGTGTGGAACCTCAACCAGTCGAAGGTCGACGTGTCTTTTCTGCCCGCCGCCTCGACGACGACCCCGAGCTCAGGGCTGAAGTCGAGGCGGCGGAACGGCTCGGCATCAGCCTGAAGCGGTTCCGCGGCTGGGAGCCGGCCACGTCTTACGAGTACCACCGGGGCGTGCTGGTCTCGTCCCGGCCGGAGCCGGAGTGGGACGAGACCGAGCAGGCCTGGATGCTGGCCCTGGGCCTGTATCGGGAGACCCGGTGCCCGGGCTGCGGCGGCAACCTGGCTGTGACGACGAAGCCGGAGTACGAGGACAAATACAAGGCCGAGCTGGCGCTGCAGTGTTTCCGCTGTGTGGGGTTCGGCCGGTCGCACGACCGTTACGGTGACCAGCCCTATCCCGGCTCACTGATCCACCGGGTGCCGCAGCGGCCTACGCGGCCTTAACCCAGCTTCCGCAGCCGCGGCTGACGAATGTGTCGTCGGTGGCTTTGATCGTCACGCGCTGCTTGACCGTCGACGCGGTGATGAGCCTGTTGTCGACTATCTTCCCATTCTTCGAGCGCTCCCAGTAGCAGCTGTCGAGGTCGGCGCTGGTTGTCTCGTAGGTGCCCGGCTTCACGTCGGCTGGCACCGCCGAGGTGACTCCGCTGGGGATGCCGCCCTGGGCCTGCTGCCATTTCGGCAGGAACTGCGGGCAGTCCTTCTGCAGGGTCGCGGCGTTGATGTTCCCGCTGTCCTGGTTGTTGATGTAGGCGTCGATGAGCGTCGTCCCGCCGGCGCGATCCCAGTCCGCCGAGTCGGAGCATGTCCGGTCGACGACCGGCGGGGCGCCGGGCGTGGCCACCAGCTCCGGGGTGCGGGCTCGGGTCGGCGACGCGGTGGTCGCCACGGCGGCCGGCGCCGGTGGCGGCGCGATGTAAGTCGTGTACAGGTATCCGCCCGCGGTGAGCACGGTCGCGGCGCCGAGGCTGGCGAGCAGGGCGACCTTGGGGCTCATGTGCCGCGGCGGCGTGGGCGCGGGGGTGTCGGTGGTCACCGCCGCAGTGTGACGCAGTGACGCCAGTCTCACCCTCCGCTGATCATCCGAACCGTTCCGGGGGTGTGGCATGGGCCGGAAGGTCAGCGTCGCCCTCGAGGCCGACGTCGCGAAGTTCGTCGCGCCGGTCGAGTCGGCGAAGAAAGCCACCGACGACCTCGGCGACAAGGTCTCCAAGCTCGACCGGGAGCTCGACAAGATCCCACCGGACGCGGCGAAGGCCGCGGCCGCTATGAAGCTGCTCGGCGGCGAGGCCGACGCCGCCGGCCAGAAGATCGGCGACATCGGGACCAAGAGCATGAAGCTGTCGATCCTCGACGCCCGGCTCCGCGAGTCCCGCGCCGAGGTCCGCAAGCTTGCCGACGAGTTCCAGAAGACCGGCGACGTCGACGTGTTCAAAAAGCTCGGCGACGCCCAAGGCCGCCTCGCCGCGCTGACGAAGGTTCGCAAGAGCGTCGCCGACAGCATCGAGTTCGGCGTCGAGGACGGCCTCAAGTCGGCCTCCGGCAGCCCGAGCATCATGGCCGTCGGAGGTGCCATCGGCGCCGGCCTGGCCATCCCGCTCGTCGCCGCGGTCGGCGGTGCTCTCGCCGGTGCGACCGGGTTCGGTGTGGCCGGCATCGGCATCGTCGGCGCGATCCTCGGCGACCCACAGCGGTTCCAGTCCGCGTGGTCCCGGACGCTGAACGACCTGCAGGCCGAGTTCGTCAACGCGACCCGGCCGCTGACCGACGACACTCTGCACGCGCTGTCGACGATCGGGCCGATGGTCCGGTCGTGGCACCTCAGCGAACTGTTCGACCAGGCGCAGAAGTACGTCGAGCCGCTGGTCGGTGGCCTTGAAGGCTTCACCACTGGGATCATCCACGGCGTCGAGGCGCTCGTCGACAAGGGCGAGCCCGCGGTGAACGCCCTGGCCGACAGCATGGAGCGACTCGGCACGGCCACCGGGTACGCGATGAGCGAAATCGCCGACGGCGCCGACGGTGGGGCGGCCGCCCTCAATGACCTAACCAAGGGGATCTCGTACGTCATCGTCGGCTTCGGCGGGATCGTCGAGGGCGCCGAGAAGGCGTACTCGTTCATCCAGGACCACCCGATCGTCTCAGCGATCGCGTCGGGCGGGATGACGATCCCGGTCTCGCTGCTCGGCGAGGCCGACGATAGGACGAAACATCTCCAGCAGACCCAGCTCGGTCTGCGTCAGGCCGCCGAGGCGGCCGGGCACGCCTTCAACCAGCAGGGCGAGGACCTGACGCTGCTGCAGGCGAAGATGAACGCGACCACAGTGTCGTCGGACAAGCTCGCGGCGTCGATGACCGGCAAGATCTTCACCGCCCTGATGGACATCGACCAGGCCACCCTCAGCGTCGCCGAGTCGCAGCTTCACGTCCGCGAGACGTTCGAAGAGAACGCCAAGACGCTCAAGAAGCACGCCGACGCACTCGACATCAACACGAAGCAGGGCCAGTCCAACCGCGAGTCCGTGCTGGCCTCGGTGACCGCCAACATGCAGCTGTACCAGGCGCAGGTCGCCGCTGGCATGTCCGCCGAGGACGCGGCAGCCTCCTACGACGCCAACACCGCGTCGCTGGAGAAGCAGCTCCGCCAGGCAGGCCTGACCCAGCAGGAGATCGACGGTCTGATCGGGAAGTACCGCAGCATCCCCGACACGGTGAACACAACGATCGCCATCGAGGGCCTGACCGCCGCGATCAACAACCTGGACCACACCCTGCGGCTCATGGCCGGCCTCAAGGACAAGGACGTGTATGTCCGGGTCCACAACCAGATCTTCAACGAGACCACAGGCCGGCCCTCCACCGGCAACTCGCGGAACCAGGGCGACAACTACCTGTCCGGCGGCATCCGCTACCACGCCGCCGAGGGCATGATCGTCCCGCCCAGCAACCCGGGCACCGTCCTGTTCGGCGAGCCGGCCACCGGCGGCGAGCTCTACCTGCCGCTGCGGGGTATCTCCCAGTCCCGGGCGATGGGCCTGGCCCAGGTCGCGGGCGACAACTACGGCTTCTCCGTCTCGCCGACCGGCAACCGCCCGCTCTCGGTGCAGGTGACCCTCCTCGGTGGCGACCCGCTCGTGCAGTCGCTGCTCCGCGAGTTCCGGACGGAGATCCGCACGAACTGGGGCGGGGACGCCCAGCTGGCACTGGGGAGGCAGCCCCGGTGACGATCGCCTCGCGGATCGAGTTCGCGTTCGGGGCGGACCTGACCGCTGATCCTGCGACGTGGTCCTGGACGGATGTGTCCGCCCGGTCCCGCGGTGAGGTCCGGCTCATGTTCGGCGCGGCCGACGAGGGGCAGCAGACGCAGCCCACGCGGGTCGGGTTCCGCCTCGACAACGTCGACAGCCGGTTCTCGCCGCGGCACCCGTCGTCGATCTACTACCCGAACGTGCGCCGGCAGACGCCGGTGCGGATCTCCATGAACCCGGGAACCGGGTACACGCAGCGGTTCCAGGGCTACGCCGACGAGATCGTGCCGGTGTGGCCGGAGGGCAACGACAGCATCGCCGAGGTGCTCGTCTCCGCGTCCGGGATTCTGCGCCGGCTGGGTCAGGGCGTGCCGGCGCTGGAGTCGCCGATGCGCCGCTGCTATCCCCGCACGAACCCGGTCGCCTACTGGCCGCTCGAGGACGGCGTGGCGGCGGTGCGCGCCGAATCGGCGGTCGCTGGTGGCACGGCGATGTACGTGAAGCCCGGCACGTACGTGGCGTTTGCCTCCGCCGCGGGCCCGCCCGGGTCGGCGGCGGTGCCGACGTTCTCGGCGAACGGCGTCGGCGGCACCCTGGTCGGTGCCGTGCCATCGGGCGGGTCGCCGAACGACTGGCGGGTCGAGTTCTCGGTGAAGTGCAACGCGCTGGACGCTGGGGCGTTCAACGCGGTCCTGCAGTGGCAGACCCTGGGGACGATCGCCACGTGGGAGATCGACGTCTCCCAGCTCGTCGACGGTGGCCTGTACCTGCAGTGGATCACCGCGGCGGGCGCGGCGGGCGGGCCACTGCTGACGAACGTCGCGGTCGACGACGGCCAGTGGCACAACATCGTCGTCACCGGCGAGCAGATCGGCGGCGGGCTCAACGTCGTCATCACCATCGATAACGGCACCGCGAACTCCATCCTGATCACGACCACGACCCTCGGCGCGGTGAAGCAGGCGGTCATCAACCCCACGGGGATCGCCGACGAGTCCGCGCCGTCCGTGGCGCACCTGGTCGTGTGGGCGCCGTTCGCCTCCGCGATCGACCCGTACGAGGCGTTCACCGCCTATGTCGGTGAGACGGCCGGGGCGCGGATCACCCGGATCGCCGCCGAGGAGGGCATCACCGCCAGCGTGTCCTCGACGTCGGGCACCGCGACGATGGGCCCGCAGGCGATCGCGACGGCCCTGGCGATCCTGCGTGACTGCGAGACCGTCGACGGCGGCCTGCTCTACGACGGGTTCAACGCCGGCATCACCTACACCGCGGCGCAGGACCGGATGTCGCTCGCGGCGACGATGGCCCTCGACACCCGGCGGCAGCAGGTGAAACTGCCGTTCTCCCCGACCGAGGACGATCAGCGGGTCCGGAATCAGTGGACGGTGTCCCGGCTCGCCGGCGGCTCCCAGACGGTCGTCGGTACCGAGCATGTGGCGGCGAACAACGGAGTCGTCTACGCGGACGCGGCGACGGTCAACGTTGCCCTGGACACGCAGCTCGTCGACGAGGCCGGCTGGCGGGTCAACCTCGGCACCGTCGAGGAGATGCGCGTCCCCGGGCTGGTGCTGCAGCTGATCGACCATCCGGAGCTGTGGGCGCCGTGGCTGGCGATGCGCCCGGGCAAGCGGATGACGTGCGACAACCTGCCTGCCCAGTACCCGCCGGGCACGCTGGACATGGCGCTCGAGGGCGCGAACGAGGTGTGGGACGCCACGTCGTGGCGGGTCGAGGCGAACACCGGCCCGTACGCGCCGTGGCGGGTCGCGGTCTTCGCCGCGGACACCGGCGACACGGGCGAGTTCGTCGGCCGTTTCGACACCGGCGGCTCCGCACTGATCGCCTCCGCCACCGCCACCGCGGGCACGCTGTACGTGGCCACCACCTCGGGCGGCTCCGAAGTGTGGACGACCGTCGCCGATGATCTGCCGCTCGACGTCGGCATTGCTGGCGAGCGGGTCACCGCGACGAACATCACCTCGATGGTCCGGGACACGTTCGTCCCGGCCGCATCCAGCGGCTGGGGGACCGCGGACAGCGGCCAGGCATGGAGCGTCGGGGCGGGCACCGCGTCGCTGTTCTCGAACGCGGCCGGGCTGGCCCACATCTCGGTGTCCGCGATCAACACGGAGCATCACATCGCGCTCGACATGGGCTATGCCCCGTATCAGCGGGTGCGGGTGTACAACACGGTCGGGGTCACACCGACCGGGGCGGGCATCAACTGGGGCGTCATGCTCCGCCGGGCGGATGCATCGAACCTGTACTGGATCGACGTGCAGATCGGCACCGATTCGTCACTGACGCTGCGGGTCATCTCCAAGATCGCCGGGGCGAACGTGCAGCTGGCGTCGCAGCTGTCGGCGACGACGCACTCGACGTCCGTGAACCGGATCCTGGTCGCGGACATCGACGACAACGACGTCATCCGGGCGAAGGTCTACGCCGACGGCGCGACCGAGCCGCGGTGGGAGCTCGTCTACCAGGCGTCGAATTCGGACCTGCAGACGGGCACCACCGTGGGGTGCATCTGCCGGCTCATGACCGGCAACACCAACACCGCCCCGGTCGATTTCGTCTTCGACAACTTCGCGGTGCTCAACCCGCAGGAGTTCACCGTCACCCGCTCGGTCAACACGGTGTCCAAGGCCCAGGCGGCCGGCGCCGCGGTGGCCTTGTGGAACCCGCCGATCTTCGCGAAGTGAGGAGGGCCGATGGCGAGCTACGCGGCCGGTCAGAAGATCCGGGCCAGCTACTTCAACATCCCGGCCGTGTGGAACGGCGACATCACGACCGCGGACGGCACGACGAGCAGCACCTCGTACGTCAACACGCTGACCACCACGGGGATCGTGGGGGTCAGCTTCACCGCCCCGTACTCCGGGCAGGTGTCGGTCATCTGGTCGTGCACCGGCCGTAACAGCACCAGCCTGGCGTTCACGATCACGAGCGTCGAGGTCCGGGCCGGCACGACAGTCGGGTCGGGCGCCGTCGTCTTCGCGAGCGACGACAACACCGCGTCGGCACCGCAGAGCGCCAGCTCCGGGCACCAGTGCCAGCACAACGGCAACCGGCTGATCTCCGGCCTGACCTACGGCACGGCGTACAACACGTGCATCACCTACCGGGTCACGGCCGGGACCGGCACGTTCAACCGCCGCTCCATCGAAGTCTCACCCGAGTCGTAGGAGGGTGGCCATGGCCTGGAGAGCTGCACGATCCCTGCTGGTCCTGCACCGGCAGCTGAAGACCGGCTCGCGCGCGGCCCCGCCGGCGACGGGCGCCGACGAGTGGGGCCTGATCGGTGACGCCGCGCACGATCCGACGTCCGACCACACGCCGCACGACTTCCCCGGCTGGGGCAGCCAGATCGTCACCGCGGCGGACTTCCCGAACCGCCCGGACCTCGGGCTCGACGCTCACAAGGTCCTGGACGACATCCGCCGGAACCACGACCCGCGGGCCAAGTACGGCATCAGCAACGGGCAGATCTTCAGCAACCATGCTGTCGGCTCCTACGGCGCGTGGGTGTGGCGGCCGTACGACGGATCGGACAAGCACTTCACGCACGGCCACCTCTCTGTGGTCGGCGACCAGCGGGCCGACGGCGAACAGCCGTGGGCCACGATCGGAGGAGTGGCAGACGTGAATCTCAGCGACAAGGTGCCCGGCACCGGCACGGCCCTGAACGGCAACGTGGACCGGACGGTCGGGGACATCCTGCACGATGAGGCCCGGCTGCGCGCCGTGCTGATCGGCGAGCTCTCCCCGCAGGCGGCCGGGTTTGCCGCAGGGTCCCCGCTCGGGCAGCTGCTCGCACCGCGGCCGGTCACGCTGACCGACGCCGACCTGGACGTGCTCGCCGGGAAGGTGGCGGCGAAGCTCGCCGCTCTGCGGTTCGTGCCGGACGAGAGCTGAGTCAATGGAAGGCCGGACGGTCGTGGTGAGCGGCCGCCACAGGCCGCACGAGGTGCTGCTGCTCGTCGTGTCGCTGCTCGTCGGTCTGGCCTACACCATCGGCGCTCCGCCCCCGGACTCTCTCGCAGCGCTGCTGCGTGACTGGGCGCTGCACGTCTGGTCCGGTGGGCTGCTCCTCTCCGGGCTGCTCGGGTTGACCGGGATCGTCCTGCGCCGCCCGTATGCGATGCAGCTGGAGCAGGCGGGCATGCTCATCGGCGCGGGTGCGCTCATCTGGTATTCGGCGGCCGTGGCGACGCTCGGCTGGCGGGCGTTGCTGGCCGGCGCGATCTGCCTGGCGTGGGCGGGCGCGAACACGTGGCGGGCGGAGCAGATCCGCCGGGATTTGCGAGGTCCGGCGTGAACCCGTGGCTGCAGCTGCTGGTGACGGTCGCGTCGCTGCTGTTCGGTGGTGGCGGCCTGGCGGTGCTGGTGCAGGCGTTCACCGGCCGGCGGAGCCGGAAGGCCGAGGTCGCGGACCGGCTGTCGGACTCCAGCTTGAAGTGGGTGCAGGAGTTCCAGGAGGAGACACGGCAGGCCCGGCTTGAGTCGGCGGATGCGCGCCGGGAGGTGGCGGAGGTCCGCCGGGAGCTGGCCAACTGCCGCGCGGAGGCGGAGGCGCTGGCCCGGGATCTGCGGAACCTCCGCGGCGCGATCATGCAGCCGACCGCCACGATCGAGCGGCTCCGGTCGTTCGTCGACGGCGGGACCGCGAACGGCCGGTACTAGCGCCACCGCACCGGAAACGGCCCGACCTTGCCCTCGTGCTGCGGGTCGCCCGCCTCGACGTGACCCGGCTTCTTCTTGCAGCGCACCTCGACGTCGCCCTCGGCGGTCGGGCTGGTCTTTGTTGCTGCGCATTGCTCGTCCATGCGACGAAACCGTACACCTGTTCGAACGGGTGTGAACCCTGAATCCCCCGGCTCGCCGTTCAGGCTTGAGCCGGTTTCCCTGAATCCCCCGAGGAGGGGTCATGTCCCAACTCCCCGTTCCGGCGGACGCCGCCACCGACGCCCGCAACCGCGCCTGGCGGACGTTCGTCCAGTCCATCGGCGTCGACATCCTCGCCGCCGTCCTGCTCGCCGTGACCCCGCTGCTCGCCGACGTCCACTGGGACAAGAGCTACTGGCTCGCCGTCGGTGCGCTCGCCGCCCGCTCGGCCGTCACCGCGGCGGTGTCCTGGGTGGCCCGCAAGGTCCTGCCCCCGGCGACGACCTGACCTGAGTACCGTGCTCGGCATGGACGCCGACGACGAGCCGCTCGCCCTGCCCGACCCGGCGGAGCTCTCCTTCGCCCGGCTCCGCGCCCAGTCCCCGGCCCTCGTCGAGCTGCTCGACCGGATGCGCAAGGAGATGGAGCAGCCGAAGGACGCCGTGGCCGGGTTCCAGTCGTCGATCTGATCTGCCAGTGATCTACCAGCAACTGCCAGACTGGCAGTTACTGTCAATCGAGAGTTGACACAGAAGCGCCCCCACGCGGCCGAAGCTGCCCCCCGGGTACGCTGAACGCACTCACACGCAGGAACCCCGTCGTCCGCGACAGCACCCGCTCGGCTTCGGCCGGGCGGGTGCTGTTTCGTTTTGTCCGCTCGGACGGGTGACGCGAATTCGGACAAGTGCGCCGTTACGACTCACAGTCGTTAGTGGAGTTGCCGTCAGAACACGGACTGTGATTCGCTCGGGCCTTCCGCCTATGGACGGGACGGAGGTCGACGTGCCACGGTGGTTCAAGAAGCGCCAGCAGCTACCCAGAACGATGAACCAGCGCGAAGCGCAAGCGCTGCTTGAAGCAAACGGGTGGAAACGCACGCTCGGCGGCAAGCATGTGGTGAAGATGGAGAAGGAGGGATGCCGGCCCATCACGCTCCCCAGCTGCAACGGCGAACAGTACGCTGTCGGCCTGACCAGCAGGATCTTGACCCAGGCCGGTTTGAAGTAGGCGCGCGAGAGGGAGGGGAAGTCACATGTCCGACGTACGGGTGCTGCACCTGACGGTCCATTTCGAAGACGATCAGATTTGGGCCGAGGTCAACGACCTACCCGGCTGCTTCGCGGCCGGCCGGAACATGAAGGAACTCCAGGAAGCGCTCGCTGAGGCGATCGGCTTCTACCTTGCCGAGGGCGAAAAGCCGGCATCCGTCTCCGAGCTCCAGGTCGAACGGGCTGCCGCGACAACGCATGTCCCCGCCCGGCTCACCCTCGCCACCTGCTGAATCTTCCACACCGCGAACGACAGTGCCCCCGCTCCTCCTCAACGGGAGGGGCGGGGCGCTTCTGTGCGTCTCAGGACTGCTCGTCCTCGACCTGCTTCAGGGCGGCCTGGAGCAGGCGCATCTGCTCGACCAGGTCATCCCCGGCCGTGAGGGCGCCTTCCATTTCACCGAAGGCGATGGCGTACCGGAACGGGTACTCGGTGCGGAACTTCTCGGCGTACTCGGCGATGGTCTTCACGGGGTGTCCTCCTGGATGCCGAGGTCTTCGGGGTAGTAGACGGGCGTCCGGCCGTCGATCGCGGGCAGCTCGGTCACCGTGCCGGCCGCTTTGCGCCGGAGGATGTCCTTGCGCATCGACGCCTCGGTGATGCCCCGCAGGGCCGCTGCCTCCTTGGTGGTGACGACGCGGCGGCCTTCGTGGAAGTGCTGGATCACAGGTCGGTGGCGTACATCTCGGCGACCGCCCGCACGCCCGTGTCGGCGTCGGCGCCTTCCCAGACGCACACCCGCCAGTTCTCGCCCTCGGCGATGGTCTGGTGCTTCGCGACGTCGACGGCCACAGTCTCGGCGCTGTCGCCCTCGGTGTTCTCGGCCGGGTGCAGCGCCTGCCACACGGACTGGTCGGCGTTGCTGGCCTGGATCTCGACGGTAAAGGCGGGCATCTCGGGCTCCTCGGGTCGCTGTCTTGCTGACCCATTCATGATGCCACGCTAGCGTGGCAGGCGGGCATCCCCCGAACGGGTGACCCCACCCTCACATGCCCTCCGCAGGGAACTCCCCGATCGGCCGGGGCCCGGAGAACTTCGGCTTCGGCCCCGGCAACGACCGGCTCGGCCACGGCGTCGGGCCGGTCAGCAGGATGTGCTCCGCGCGGTATCCGATCGTCCGGCGGCGCACCTCCGGCTCCAGCCGCTCCAGCGCGAGCCGGAGCCGTCGTACGGCGCTCTCGGCGTCGATGTTGGCCCGGACCGACAGGTAGGCCACGCCGTCCGCGTCTTCGAGGGCGATCACGATCCGTCCGTCGTCGTCGTCGACGAGCCGGGCTTTGACGGTGGCGAGGTCCAGGTCGAGCATCTCGCCTGGCTCGGCGGGGACTGCTGCCTGCTGCTCGGTGTTCACGTTGCCGACCCTCCGTTTGGAGGCCGGAGCGGGGCCCGCAAGCCAGTGCAGGCGCCCGCTCCGGCGTTCAGGGGCCGGCGCGAGCGGGTGAGGCCAGGCGGGCCGGTCGGGGCCTCGCCTTCCCGCTTCCCGCTCACGCCGGCCGGGGTGCCATCGAGACTGGTTGCGGACGTTCGACCATGGAGCTCTGCCTCGACGGCGATGGGGCCACCGAGACGACGGCCGTGAAGCTGTCTGACGAACCCGCGGTCGTCGCCCCGGTGACTGGGGAACCAATCCCTCCAGTGCGACCCAGGGGGAGCGGCTCGGAACAGACCGTAGCGCACCATGACAACCATGACAACCAGGTTGGCATGGCGGTAGGCTGGTTGACATGGTTGGCATGGCGGTGATCTCCTTGGGGCGCGACCCAGGGAGTAGCCATATGACCGTGCCCAAATATGAGGCATTTGCGGAGATGCTCCGCGAACAGATCCGCTCCGGAGTCTTGGCACCCGGCGAACGCCTTCCATCGAATACTGAGTACCAGGCGCAGGGCTGGAAGCGGACAACGATCATGCTTGGCATGCGTGAGCTGCGGAAGGGTGGGTGGGTGCGCGGCTCGCCAGGCGAGGCAGTGTTCGTGGCCGAACATCCACCGAGTGGGCATCCACAATCAGGCGAACAGGCCGTTTGATGCTGGGCTGGTCATCCGTCCGGATGATCGCCAGTCGGTTACATGACAGTTACGGTGCGATAACCCGCACGTTGCGGGTCGGTTAACTGTCCAGATCGGAGAAATGCTCATGGGCGTACGGGCCCTGATCATGATCCAGAAATCCGGAGGCGTGGACGTCGCGAAACAGGACGTGGCCTGCCTCGAGTACATCCAGCACCACGGGCACGAGCTGGGAGGCTACCTCCGGGTCGGGGCCACGGCCGCCGACGCGGCCCGCTCGATCGCCTCTGGCGACGCTCAGGTCGTCGTCGCCGCCTACCGAACCCGGGACAGCGAACTCACCGGGGAGATCGAGGCGGTCGGCGGTCACGTCGAGTACGTCCACCGTCACCAGCGCGGCCACATGACCGCGCGCTCCATCCTCGCCAGCCTCTACCGGCGCCTCGGCTGGTCCGCTCAGCGCATAGCGTCTGAGGTCGGCGGCAACACCGAAGACGTCCTCGACCACCTGCGTCGAGCCGGGATTCGGAGGCCTCGCCGGCGTGAATGAATGACCCCGGCCTGCTGTAAATTTCGGGCGCCCACTCGCGAAGAGCCAGTGGGCGCCCGATACTGTGCGTGCTCCGAAGTCTTAGCAGGCGACCGGGGTGACAACGAGTGTCGCCAGGCCCCGTACGGCCTGGCGACACTCCTGGTCCGACGCGCCCACGTAGATCTCGGTGCTGGTGAGGCTGGAGTGCCGCATCGCCTTCTTGATCACGAACGCGTCGGCGCCCTGGTCGCGCAGCCTGGTCGCGAATGTGTGCCGACAGCGGTGCAGGCTCACCCCCGGCATTCCCAGTGACCTGGAGAAGTAGACCGCGGACCGGATCGAGATCCACCGGGCGTCGGCTCGGCCGCCGGCCGCGGCGACTACTGGTCCGTCAGGGAAGTCACGGACCAGCTCGACAAGCTCCGGGTGCGACGGGACCGTCGCGGACTGGCCTCCCTTCGCGCGGCGGATGTAGATCTGCTCAGGCCCGATGTCCGCTTTGTGCAGCCCGGCGAGCTCGATGCACCGCAGGCCGCTGTGCAGGGCGATAATCGCGCACAGCCGGAACGGGTCGACCGCCTTCGTCAGGATGGCCGTGACCTGCTCGTCAGTGAGCGGTCTCGGCTCGCCCTTGCGGGCTATGGGGCGCTTCATGCGGGTCATCGGGTTGTGGTCGAGGAGATCGACGTCCTCATCGGTGGCCCAGCGGTAGAAGCGCAGAGCGTGGTTGAAGTAGCACTCGCGGGTCGCGGCCGACCACTTCTCGTTGCCGAAGTAGTGCTCCAACTCGGCACGGGAGGTCGACTCAACGCCGGCGGCGAGCGCGTCGTGCAATCGGCCGAGTACCTCCCCGGCCGCCTGGACGGTACGGGGGGACATGCCCGCCGACCGGAGATGCGCGACGTGCAGCGCGATCAAATCATTCATGGGGTGATCCTCACACTGCAATCAGTGACATCTCTTCGGGTGTGAGGGTGCGTTTCCGCCGCGTACGGTGCCCTGCGCGATCGGATCCGGGCTTGTCCTTTGGTCGGCGGTCCGGGGGACGAACGGCCTGCGCGACCCTTGGGAGCGTAGGTTGCCAGGCACCCCTGACGGCTGAGGCGATCAGTTCGGCTGGTGCAACCTCCAGGGCTTGAGCGATACGTTCAACGTCATCCAGAGACATCGCCTGGACCTCCCGCAATCTGCGAGATAGCCAGACCTCCGTTACTCCCATCCGGGCCGCCAGCTGCGCCTGCCGCATCATCCGGATTCCAAGCAGTGACCTGATCTGCGCCGCGACAGCCTTGTTCAGGGCTGTCGTCTCGCGGGTCGGCGTCGTCATGCCAGTGATTCTCTATCACGACATGCCATGAACGCCACCCTTTCGGACAGTGCAGTATTTCGCAGGCTTGACATCTGTTACGAGATGAAAGAGAGTATGTCCATGCGACAGAGCCTGACCGAGAGGGTCGTCATGGCGATTCGGATCGAGATGGTGCGCCGCGGCATGAAGACCTCCGCACTGGCCGCGAGCATCGACGAGCAATACCTGTGGCTTCAGCGCCGCCTTACCGGGGTGACGCCCTTCCTTCTTGAAGACGTGCAGCGCATCGCCGACGCACTGGAGATCCCCTTGACCTCCCTCGTCGGCGAGGACGTGGCGGCGTGAGCAAGCCGAAGAGCACCTACTCCGGCGCCGTGCTGCGCGCCGCGGCGGCCGAGCGCCTCGCGGCTCAGGACCCGGCCGCCCAGGCCCGCCGGCACGAGGCGAGCTTCCTGCGCAGCATGGCCCAGGCGAAGGATGACTTCGACTGGATCCTGACGAACCAGGCCTGGACCCAGCTCGGCTTCCCAACCTTCGCCGACTGGTGGGACGCGCGGGTTGCGCCGCTCGGCGCGAGCCTCGGCATGCGCCCCACCCGCGAGATCGCCAAGACCGTCATCGAGAAGGTCGTCGAGGAGCAGAAGGCGCTCCCGAAGGCGCAGCAGCGCTCTCAGCGTGAGATCGCGGCGATGGTCGGCGTGGATCGATCGACCGTCGCAAGATCCACCCCCGGTGCAAATGCACGCGGGACCGATCTTGAAACGGCTGACGCCGACCCCGTCGACGCCATGCACGCCGCGCTGGAAGACATCGACGCGCACCTCGCCGGCCAGCGCACCGAAGACCACACCAACAAGGACGGCGGCCGGCCCGCTCCGGTCCCGTCCCGCGCGCTGCCCGAGAGGCCAGGGGTGACCTCGGGCAGCGCACCGGCCGAGCAGGTGGAGTCCCGCGATGGCTCCCCGCCGGTCGCTGAGCGGCCGCAGGAGGAGTCAGGGGTGTCCACTCCTGCGGCCGCTCACCAGCCCGCCGAGGACGAGCAGGCCAAAACTCACCGAGAGCTGCGTGAGCGGTCGTCGCAGCGGTTCTGCGAGGGCATCGCCGCGCTCACGACCGGTATCGGCCGTCGCGGCCCCGAGGCCTGGCTGGAGCAGGTCTACCTGCCCGGCGCCTACAAGGTCGGCGACATGCCCGGTGTCGCGAAGTGCTTCACGCCCGAGTCCCTGCGCGAGCTGGCTCGCACGATCTACACCCTCGCCGACCACCTCCAGGAAACCGGACAGGAACTGCCGTGAAGCACTCGCGCTACCAGAAGATCGCCGCCGAGGCGTACGCGCGGATCGCCGACACCGGCGAGCAGTTCGATCTGGACGAGGTCATCTCCGAGATCGTGGCCGAGCTCTCAAACGAGACCACGAACGCCGAGCTGCTGCTGGAGTTCGCGGAGACCCTCGCCGCCCGGGCTGATGACAAGGCGGCCGCCCGGATCGACAACCAGCAGCTCGACCTGCTCACCGGCGAAACCGTTGCGATGGACGCGGTGTGGCGGCTCGGCGCCGGCCGCCGCGTCAAGGCCCGGCACGCGGTCCGCGACGACGTCCTCGCCTGGCTGCAGCTTCGCGCCGCGAACGCCCAGCGCGTCGCTGACGCGTTCGACGCCGACCGGAAGCTCGCCGCCGAACTGCTGCTCTACATGACCGACGACGCCATCACGGTCGAGCAGGCCGTCGAGGCGCGCAAGCAGGCGCAGCCGTAGAGCCCCGCCCCGCGGTCAGCCTCCCCGCCGCGGGCCGGCCTTCCCCAGGCAAACGACAGACGCTCTCGCGCGGTGACTAGGCCAGCAGCGAGAGCGCCCGATGAGAGGAAGCGTACAGATGAGCACTCGTGGATTCGTCGGCTTCGTTGTCGACGGCACCGAGAAGATCGCCTACAACCACTCCGACTCGTACCCGGACGGTCTCGGCGCGGACGTGCTGGGGTGGCTGCGCAAGGCCCACCTGGGCGGGGCGCGCCGTCAGGCGGCCGAGCTGCGCGTGGTTGAGGCGGACTCCAAGCCCTCGCCGGAGGGCATCGAGCGCCTGCGCAGCTACGCGCACCTCGGCGTCGGCACGCAGCAGGTTGACGACTGGTACGTGCTCCTGCGGCACACGCAGGGCAATCCCGCCGCGATGCTCGATGCCGGTGTGATCGAGGACGCCTCGGGCTTCCCGGCCGACTCATTGTTCGCGGAGTGGGGCTACGTCGTCGACTTCGACGCGGAGACCTTCGAGGTCTACCAGGGCTTCCAGAACGCCCGGCACTCGAAGGGCCGCTTCGCCAACCGGTCGGACGTGGACGACTCCCGCCGCGACGATTACAACCCGGTGGCCCTCGTTGCCAGCTGGCCGCTGCACGCGCTGCCCACCGACAAGGACTTCATCCAGGCCGTGGACCCGTCAGACGACGAGTCCGACGACGGGCCGTTCTGACCCCAGACGTAGACCAGCGCCTCACTCATGCCCGGACAGACAGCAGTGAGGCGCCGACACAAGGAGCGTACCGAATGATCGAGAACACCAGCGGCCGTGACCCGATGCTCCACCTCCTCGGCGCCATGTCCGACGGACCGTCCGGCTACATCGAAGGCATGGAGGCCGCAGGTCAGCGGCAGGTGCTCGAGTCCTGCGACCTGCCGACGAAGGGCAGCGACGACCCCGAGTTCCTTCGCCTGGGCTTCACGTTCGGCGAGCCCCACCAGCACGACCCGCTGTTCCGGCCCGCCACCCTCCCGAAGGGCTGGAGGCGCGAAAGCACCGACCACGCGATGCACACGACGATCGTCGACGAGTGGGGCCGCGAGCGGGTCGGCGTCTTCTACAAGGCGGCGTTCTACGACCGCCGTGCGGACATGCACCTCAACACCGTCCACGGCTACGTCTCGTCGCTGCTCTACTACGGCGGCGCACCGATCCTCGACGAGGAGTGGGCGACAGCCGAGGCGGTCGCAGAGGCCGCCCGCGGCGAGATCGCCCGGTCGCGGGAGACGATCGCCCTGTACGAGCAGCCGGATGTCGCGGCGCGCAGCGGCAAGTACGCCGCCGAGCGCATCGCGGACGCCCGGGCCGAGATCGTGAAGGCCGAGGCGCTCATCGCGGCGGTGACGTCGTGACCTTCCTCGACCGCACCAAGGGCGTCGACAACCCGCCCATGTGGTTCATCGCCGAAACCGACAACGGCGGCACCTACGCCCGGGCGCTCCGGTCCCGTGCCGCTGCTCTGGACGCGTTCGCTGAGCACCTCGCGGCCGCCGCCGAGGGCGGCGAGACCTACACCCCGTTCTCCCACCGCCGCCGGCTGATGGTCACCGGACCGGACTGGACCAGGCAGCCGTGGAGCCCCGAAGACCCGCTCCTCATCGGTGACGCCGCCCTCCGGGTCGTGCTCACGCCCGACGAGTACCAGCTGTACGTCACCGGCCCTGTTGCCGCCGCGCTTTTGGAGTCCTGACCATGGCCTACATCACCCGGTGCGTGCCCTTCACCGACGAGATCCTCGGCGGCGCCGGCAATCTGGAGTTCGTCTACAACACCGAGCAGCCGCTCGACGTGTCCATGACCGTCCTCGCTCCGGGCCACCCGCCGGTGCGGTGGGTGCTGGGCCGGGACGTCCTGGCCCGCCGCCTGCCTGGCCTGCACGAGGTGCGCGTCGAAGCCGACCGCGACGCCGTGGAGATCAACCTGACCAGCCCCGACGGCACCGCCGTCATGCGGGTCCGGCGTCGGGACCTCGACGCGTTCCTCCGCCGGACCGACCGGGCCGTGCCGTTCGGCTCGGAGCGGGTCGAGTTCGACGCTGACGCCGAGCTGCAGGAGCTGCTGCAGGGTGGTGCCCGGTGAGCGCCTTCGACCCCAGCAAGGCGTACAAACTCCCGGCGCCCAAGGGCTTCCAATGCGCGGCTGGATGCGGTCACAGCATCAACATCCACCGCGAGGCGGGCTGCGACGCCAGCATCGAGCCCGGCGAGACGTGCGGCTGCGGGGCGCCGTTCGGACGCATCCCGCCCGCCGACCCGGAGCCGTCCGGCGACCAGCCGTTCAGCCCCGCTCGTCGGGGCGATCATCACGCAGATGCATCGCGACACGGCGTTCACCACCAACGCGCTCATCGACAGCTACAAGGCCCAGCTCGTGTCCGCCTACGCCGAGTTGTACGCGATCCGCGAGGGCGTCAGCGCACTCCTCCAGGGGCCGTACGCCCCGTCCGCGCGGGCTATCCAGTCGGCCGTGTTCACCCCCGAGCAGTTCCTGCTGGACGAGGGCCGCGACCTCGCCGCCAAGGAGATGCCGTGACCCAGATCGTCAACGGCCTCCCGGTGACGCGGACGCGTCGAGCGCTCACCCTCGCCGTCTCCGAGGGCAAGGGCCGCATCTACTACGAGCCGCCGGCCAAGGCCGCGTTCGACCGACGCAGCGGCATGCGCGTCACCAAGCGCCTCGAAGAACTGCTCCGCGCCGGGTGGATCCGGGTCCGGTACGACACCGAGCCGCTGGAGCCCGGCGAGTCCCAGCACCTCATTCACTACAGGCTCACCGACTACGGGCGGGCCGTCCTGCGAGGAGAGCGGTGATGAGCGACAGCGACGAAGTGATGCTCAGCTACTCGTCCAGCAAGAACGTGACCTTCCGGGGTGAGATCTCCACCGGCATGACCCGGGCCGAGTGGGACGCGCTCACGCCGGCCGAGCAGGACGACCTGGTGGGGGAAGTAGCAGCCGAACTGGTCGACATCTGGGTGGTGGGCGAGTGAACGCCGACCTACCCACCTACCCGTTGACCGTCGAGGGTGTCGAGCAGGCCCTCGCGGCGCTCGACAAGGGCGGCAGCGAAGACGTCGCGATCCGGTTGCAGGAGCTGGGGTTCCGGGGCGCCCCGGACTGCGAGGGCGCCTGTCCCGTCGCCCAGTATCTGCTCACCGTCGTGCCGGGCCTGGACTACGCGCTCGTCGAAGCGTCCGACGTGTTCTACCAGGGCGGCGGCATCGATGAGGACGTCTTCTACTGGTCGACCGTGCCGTGGCACACCACGCTCCCTGACGCCGTCTCCGCCTTCGTCGAGGACTTCGACCAAGGCATCTACCCGGAACTCATCGAGAAGACCGAAGAGGTGAAGACCGATGGCTGACTTCCTCATAACCCTCGGCGTCGTCCTGCTCGGCGTGGCCGCCTTCGCGTGGACACGCCGGGGCGGCGGGAAGACGGAGCGGCGCCGGGCGAAGTCCGAGGCCGACGCGAATACCCGCAAGCACGAGCCGCTGACCGCGGACGAGCAGGAGCACGCCGAGGAGATCCACGCCATCGTGCAGGAGTACCGGACCGGCGAGCTGGCGAAGGTCGTGGAGCCGAGGAAGCCGACAGTGCGGGACATCGCCCGGAAGTACCGGCGGCCGGCCAAGCACTCCGCGGCGAAGCTGCCGAAGACACCCAAGTCGAAGCGGTTCGACCCGTTGACCTCGCCGATGCCCGTCACCGAGAAGCCCGTCATGCTCCCCGCCCAGCAGCCGCAGATCGACATCGACTCGTTCACCCAGGGCTGGAGTCGAGGCGACGTCGACCGGATGGTCGCCAAGGCGAAGGCGGGTGCCCGATGAGCGCCGACCTGCTGCGCCGAGCCGCAGCCAAGCTCCGCGAGCGCGCCGAGGCGGCCGCCGCCGAGGTGGGCTTCTTCGCCGACGCGCCCTGGACCGTCGAGGAGGACGACGACGCCGAGGCGACCCTCTACGTCGTCGCCGACCGCCCCGACATGCACACCACGGCGTACATCGGCGAGGGGTTCCTGTCGCGGGCCCACGCCGACTTCGTTGCCCTGATGCACCCTCCGGTGGCGCTGGCCTTGGTCGAGCTGCTGGACAAGGCCGCGCTGCTGTTGGAGTCGGCCGAGCGTGAGGGCTGGGGAGACGTCTACGAGGACGATCCTCATCCGATTCTCGCGCTGGCCCGGGCCATCCTCCGTGAGGAGGAGTCGTGATCGAGGACAACCGCAAGCCCGTCCGACTCGCCCGCGACGCATACCACGCCGCTCTCGCGAAGGACTGGCGCAAGGTCGAACGCGTCTTCGCCCGGCTCAACACCGAGTGCGGCAGCGAGGGCCTGACCACGGCGTTGATCGCCTGGTGCGACACGTTCGTTGACCACTCCACCGGCGGCCAGGACGTCGGCCGGTTCCGGCTCGTGGGCTGGAATGTCGACACCGGGGCGATGGACAAAGGCGAGGCCCCGCGCCCCGGCTTGGCGTGGTCGAGGCGGCTCATCGCCGCCCGCGCCTCGATGGACCAGGACGCGTTCCGGGCCGCCCTGGAGGAGCTGAACGCCATCGACGACGGGCTCGTCCGGGGCCGCTGGGTCGGGGAGCTGCTGGAGTCCCTGGCGCTGACCGTGAATTCGCTGCCGCGCGGCTACGGGCAGATGGGTCGTGCGTCATGACCGGCATCCTGCTCACCGGGGCCCTACTGATCCTGCTCGTCGTCGTGCTCATCGCCTTGCTCTGCTACGAGCACGCGATCTGCGGATGGCTGTACCGGCGCCTCGGCCGGCGCCGCTGGCTCCAGGTCATCGGCGACCCGTGCGCGAAAGCACTCGCCGAAGCCGAGGACCACGACCCGTACCCGGCCGGAGCGGCTGACGCCCCCGACCCCCTCGATGAGCATTTCTCGACCGCTCCCCGGGTCGTGGCCGGACAGGACCTCGACGACTCGATCCTCGTCGCCGAGTGGCAGGACGCATACGCGAAGTACCGAGCCGGGGTGGACATCTTCGCCGGTGCCATCCATGAGCCTTCACCGGAGGTAAAGCAGTGACCCGCGACGAGCTGATCGCCCTGCTCCAGCAGCGCCGCAACAACGACGTCATCGTGTACGTGCCCTGCGACGAGGCGGGATCGCTGACCTTCCAGGTCGAGGGCGTCGACTACGACGAGACCACCGACTGCATCTTGATCGACACCGAACAGCTCACGCCTGACGAGGTCACCTTCGCCGAGGCCGACGACCGTCGCGGCTTCATCGTCCACGTCAACGGCGAGCAGGTCGGCGAGCCGGTGGGCTACGACGGCTACGGCTGGTCCGGCATCGACGCCACCATGAAGCTCGTCGTCGAGCTGACGAAGGCGCTCGGCGGCACGGTCGTGAAGTCCGAGGCGACCGCATGACCCCCATCGGCACCGTCATCCAGCCCGGCCAGCCCATCCCCGACGACGTGACCGGCATCCTGGGCGCCGCCGGTTCGCCGTGGCGACTGACCGCCAAGGGGCACTGGCACCTCTCGACTGCGCAGGTCACCTGCCTGCATGACGGCTGTGGCACGGATGGGTACGGCCTCATGCGCGCAGGCGACAGGGCGCTCACGGTGACCGCCGTGCGCGAGCAGCCCGCCGAGCCGGAGCGGTCTATCGGGCCCTGCCCGGTGTGTGGGTCGGTCGCGCCTCACGGTGCCCACGAGCAGTCCGCCGAGCCGGATGACGTTCCGGCCGAGTCCGAGCCGCAGCAGGTCGCGTCCCCGCTGCTCGCCGCGCTCGTGCCGCAGCAGCCCGTGCAGGCGCGCGGTCCGAACGGATGGCCATGGTGGATCCACAGCTGCGGCCGGGCTCTGGGGAGCATTGAGGCACCGCGGGATGACGACCCGCGGTGCGGCTGCAACCGCCCCGGCCCGTGGCAACCGCTGTACATCGTCGCGGCCCCGGACGGCGACCGCGCGCCGAAGGCGAGCCCGTTCGGCGTGCAGGGGTGGGTGCACGTGGACGGCACCCCGTGCCCGGAATACTTGGCCCCGTCTCACTACAAGACGTTGTGGTGCACCACGCACGGCATGAACGTCAGCCTGCCGGAGCCCGTGCCGACCGACGCAGAGCTGGACTTCCAGATCGGCGAGGTGACCCGCGAGCGTGACGAGGCGCTCGCCGCGCTGGAGCGGATGACCGGCGAGAACGGCGACCTCCGCGGCGAGATCAAGCGCCTCACGGCCGTGGCCGCCGCCGAGCTGCGCGATGCCCGCTCCGAGGTCGAGCGCCTGAAGCGCGACTACGTGACCGGCAAGACCTGGCGTGAGCAGCGTGAGGCACACCTGGCCGAACAGCGTGCCGCGCAGCCCGACCCGCTGGTGCTGCGACTGTCGAATGAACCCGAGGCGGCGGTGGCGCTCATCGGCGTGAAGAGCGGGCGACGGTACGAGCCCAGCCGTACTGGTTCCGGCGCGTGGCGGGACATGACGACCGAGCAGACCATGCCGTACATCCGCGTCATGGAGCGCGAACGCGAAGTGCGGGTCGAGCTGGCCCCGGCGCCGCGCGAGCAGCGCACCTGGCCGAAGCTCGACGACGAGCCCGACGCCCTGCCGCAGGTCGTCGACGTGGCCGGCAACGGCCGCTGGCGGCTGATGAACGGCCGGATCTACCGGCAGGGCACCCTCGCCGACAACACGATCCGGGACGCCACCCTCGCCGAACTGCGCCAGCTCGGCGACGTCACCGAGGTGCTGGACCGGAAGCCGCCGCCATGATCCGCGACTGGTTCCGCCGCAGGCGCCTCCTCGCCGTGCACGCCGAGGCGCAGATCGACCTCCGAGACGGACTCCTCGAAGCCCGAGCTGACCGGATCGCCGAGCTGGAGGCAGCGAACGCCCGTCTCGTCGCCGAACTGGCGACATACAAGACGCACGACTACATGCGTCAGGCGCTGCGCCTGCGCCGTCGGCAGGCGGAACAGACAGCGGCCGCACGGCATCGCGCCGGACCGGTTACCGAAGTCCACCCGAGGAGGTTCCGGTGACACGCATCCGCCCCACCTCCGCAGCCCTCGCCACCGTCCAGGAGCGCGACCAGGGCCGGTGCGCGTCCTGCGGGCTGCCGATCGTCGGCGAGCGCAGCCGGGATTGGTCCCTGCACCACCGCCGGCCGGCCGGCATGGGAGGCGACCGCAACCCCGTCTCCCATGGCCCCGCGAACCTCCTGCTGCTCCACGGCTCCGGCGTGACGGGCTGCCACGGGCACGTCGAGTCGCACCGGGAGGAGTCCTACGACCTCGGGCTGCTCGTGCGGCGCGGCGCCGATCCACGCGAGGTCCCGATCGAGCACGCAGTCCACGGCCTGGTCCTGCTCACTGAGGAAGGCGGATACACGACATGCGAGTGATTTTGACGGGCAGCCGCACGTGGGACGACGCGGCCACGACCCGGCTCGCCCTCCAAGCCGTCGCCGACGCGGCCATCGAGGCCGGCGTCCCGATGGTCGCGGTCGTTCACGGCGCCTGCCCGAACGGCGCCGACGAGCTCGCCGATCAGTGGGTCCGCTGGTACCGCGGCGCCACGCTGATCCTCGCCGAGCGGCATCCGGCGCTGTGGCAGAAGTTCGGCAAGCGGGCCGGGATCGTCCGCAACGAGCAGATGGTCGCCAAGGGTGCCGACTTGGCGCTGGCGTTCATCCGCGACGACTCGGCCGGGGCGACGCATTGCGCCGAGCTGGCAGCCGAGCAGGGCATCCCGCTGCGGGTGTGGCGGTACGGGGAGCCCGGGGTGACGTCGATGGACTCCCGCCACCTCGCCGATGAGGACGTGCTCGGATGAAGGCGACAACACCCCGTAATGGCGACCGCCGGCGCGCCGCGATCCTCGAGTTCATCACCGACTACTGGACGGTGAACGGATACGCGCCGACCGTGCGCGAGGTGGCGCGAGGTGTCGGCCTGGCAACACCCTCGGCCGCCTACCACCACCTGGTCCTGCTGGAGCGGGACGGCCGGCTGCAGTGGAAGACGACGATCGCCCGGTCTCTGCGGGTGGTGCAGCGGTGACCCCGGCAGAGGAGGACCGGCTCCTCGCCCAGGCGATCACGTTCGCGATGGACATGCGCGAGGACCTCGCCGCCGCCCACCGGACCGTCCGCCACCTCGACCGGACCGACCTGGAAGCGCTCACCTGCACCCTCGGGGCGATGGTCGACCCGAACCTGCCGCTGCCGGTCATGGCGTGGTGGCGGGCGTTCGCAGCTGCCCGGGAGGCGGCGTGAGGACCATTCGGGACGCCGGGGCGCCACCGCTGGAGTCGTGGCCGCCACGAGCCTGTGAGGGCAAAGACGCGGCCGAGTTCTTCCCCGAGGAGACCGGCTACGAAGGGGCGAAACTGCGGGACCGGGCGAAGCGGATCTGCCACGCGGCTGCGAAGCCAAAAAGCAGTGCGCGGACTACGCGGTCCCGATCGCCGGGCTCCTCGGTATCTGGGGCGGGATGACACCGCAGGAACGCAAGAAGGAACGAGCCCGGCGTGCCGCCGAGCGGCTGAAGAAGGAGGCGTAGGTGGCGTACTGGCTCGACGAGGGCTGGCACCAGTGGCCTGAGATCGACGCGGTCGGCACGGCGGCCGCCGGGCTCTACTCGCGCTGTGGCTCGTACATCGCGGACGCGCAGACGGACGGGTTCATCTCGACCGCTCGCGCCCGCATGTACGGCACACCTGAGTGGATCGGGCGGCTGGTCGAGGTTGGGCTGTGGGCGGTCGAGGAGCACGGCTTCCGGGACACCCGGTACTTCCCTCTGAACGCCACCAAAGCGGAGATCGAGGAACGGAAGCGAAAGGCCGCTGACCGGCAGAAACGCTTCCGCCAGAAGGCGGCTACACGTGAGTCACACGTGAGTAACGCGTTACGTGACGCGTCAGTCACGATGCCCCCTTCCCCTGCCTCTCCTAAAGGAGAGGGGAAGGGCAGAGGTGCAGGAGGCCGGCACAAGCCGGACCTCGACGAGATGAGCGGCCACTGCCGCATCTGCGACTTCCCCGCCGCCAACAACCGGCACATCCGCGTCGTCGAGGAGGCGTCGTGATCCAGATCGAAGCCCTTCCCGACCCGGTCCCGCGCTACTGCACCACCTGCATGAAGCCACTCACCTGGGTCTACGTCCACCACCTGCAGCGGAACGTCGCCGTCGTCCCGCTCGACGGCCCGGACCGGTTCAGCTTCCGGATCCACACCTGCTCCCTGAAGCCCGACCGGACATGGCGGTACGTCGAGACGGTGCCGCGGGGGAAGACCGTCCGGGGCAGACGGCAGGCCCGTCTCGCGGCTGCCGCCGCAACCCAAAAGCTCAACGAGAAGGAGGGCGCGTGAGCGACGACATCCTGGACCGGATCGACGAGGTGATGGCCCGCAACGCCCGCCGCTTCGACCCGTTCGGAGCCTCCTGGGACGACCCAGAAGCCCCGGAGGTGGAGCCGGATACCGAAACGTGGGTTCCGGTCCCTGACGTGGCTGCTGGACCGGCCGGAGTGCCGCTTTCGCCGATGATGGCCGAGGCCGTCGCGCGGCAGCCCCGCTGCGAACGCTGCAATCGGTTCACCGCCGTGCCGGTGGAGGTCTGCGACGTCTGCCGCGTGCCCCCGGCCTCGCCGTGGCTTACCCGGGAGGACCTCTGCGGACGGCCGGACCGGGTCGGTGACCTGTTCCGGGCCGAGGTGCTCCGGCAGGGGCTCGCCTCGTGCGAGATCGACGGGGTGCCGTGGGAGTACCGCAACGGGGCGTGGAAGCAGGTCGAAGCGCTTCGACTTGATGGCGTCCCGCCACCGGCGTGGGGTCCGGTGACCGACATCGCCGACGCCGGACCGCCGCTCACGGTGACCATGCGGCAGGCGCGGTCCGACCCGAGCCGGGAGATCCGCGCGCTCGTCGAGGGCGAGGAGGTCTTCCGGGGCACTGCCGAGCCGTGGCCCGACGACGTTGCGCGCCCAGCTCGCCGCCCGTGGTGGAAGCGGTTGCTGCCGTGAGCGCCGAGGAGTTCATGCGCCACTTCTGCCCGGAGCTGACGGACTGGCAGATCTCCGCGCTCCTCGCCGCTGCTCGGCATCGCCAAGAGCGGGAGATCGCCGCGTGGCGCGGCCGCCGCCGGCTGTCGCGGATGCACTCGGCGTACCGGGCGAGACGCCGGTGAGCATCAAGAACCGTGCGGCCAAGCAGCGCCGCCACGCCAAGACGTGCGGGCCGAAGCAGCGCTTCCCGAACCGCGCGGCGGCGCTCGCCGCGATCCACGCCCTGGCCCGGAACCGTGGCGCAGTGACGGGACAGCTCGGCGTGTACCGCTGCCTGTCGTGCAAGACGTGGCACTTCGGGCACCGTCCGTGACCACGCGAGCGAAGCGAGGCCCATATGAGCTTTTCCAGCGCACCCAGACCGGAGGAACCGATGCAGCCTGACCAGCCCACGCCCGACCAGCTCGCGAGCTTCGACCAGACGTTCGCGGAACTCGGTGCCAACCTCGACGCGCTTCTGGACACGTTCGGAGCCATGGTGACCGACGGCGAGCAGCCGGACCTCGCGACCGCAGGGATGGCGCAGTGGCTGTTCGTCAACCACGACGCGGCGACGCTGGGCGAGCACCTCGCCGCCGCCGTCCGGCGCCTGCACGACCGCGAGCGTGCCGCCTACGAGCGTGGCCTCGCCGAGGGCCGCCGCCAGGCCACCGAGGGCTGGGAACGCGAACACCTGTGGGGTGTCGTGCTGGATCACGGCGACGAGCCACAGTACAAGTGCGGCAGCGAGGAGGACGCTCGCTCGTTTGCTCTTACCCGGCCGGGCAGCCGCGTCGTCAGGCAGACGACTGCCCGCCTCGTCGGCCCCTGGGAGCCCGCCGAGCAGCCCGAGCCGGTCAAGATCCTGAGCTACCACTACGGCCCCGAACCGGGTGCGATGTGGTGCTACGGCTGCGGCGGCCGGGTCTACACCTTCGATGGGCACGCGGTATGCGGCTGCGGTGCCCAGCTGTGCGAGTCACCGGCTGACTGCGGCGACGACGCGTGCCCCTACCGGCCCGCGTCCGGTGGTGTGGTCGAGCCGGTGTGCACCTGCGCCCGCGTCGACATCGCCGGAGCGCCCGGCACCAACCCGGGAGCGCACCACTACGTGCCCGGCCGGGTCGACCCGCACTGCCCGTTCCACGCCGAGCCGAGCCCACTGACCGCCGAGGAGGCCGACCATGGTTAAGCCATCCGCTCACGAACTGTGGCAGCAGGCAGGCGGCGGCACGCCGTTGTACGACAAGGCGACGTACCAGCGACTGCTCCGTGAACACGGCCTGCTCCTGCCCGGGCCGCCCGAGCCGCTGCCGTGTGGCTGGCCGACGACCCGCCGCCGGCACGACCCCGGTGCCCTCATGGAGGAGCCGGACCTCTACGGCAAGGAGGCCGATCATGCCTAGCTGGTACGCGGACGTCCCCGAGGGCGTCGACTTCGCCTGGTGCCCCGAGGGGTGCGGCGGCACGACTGAGGACCCGTACGGCGGCCCGTGCCAGCACTGCTGGGACAAGGTCGGCCAGCCGGAGCCGGACCTCTACGAGCAGGGCGAGGGAGGTGTGCGGTGAGTAATCAGCTGGCACTCGCGCTCTCGGTCGTGGCCTTCGACACTATCGACGATGGCGAAGCGGATGTCCTGCTCCGCACCTGGGGACACTACCTCGGCCCCAACAACCGTCCGTTCGGCTCGCAGAACTGGGCACTCGTCGTCCGGGGCCAGCCGGTATCTGTCGCCGTTTCGGCCAGCACGGTCAGCAGCACCGCCGCCGGCCGCCCGCGCGACACCCTCGTCGAACTGGCCAGGCTGTGCACGGCACCTGACGCCCGCTGGGCAACCCGCGTAGCGCTCCGGCTGTGGCGTGAGGTGGGCGCCCGTGCATGGCCGTACTGGCCGCCAGCAGCTGCCGTTGCTTACTCGAACAACGACCGGCACGAAGGCCGCATCTACCGATTCGACGGCTGGACCCGAGTAGCCACTGATAGTCGATCGGGTGGTGGTGGGACGTGGACCGACCCTCGGGCGTCGGGATCACCGAGCTCGGGCACGAAGACGTTGTGGCTCTTCGACCTGGCCGAGCAGCCCGAGGGGAGCGACCGGTGAACGCTGCACTCGCGTGGTCCGCCGTGCTGGCCGCGGTCGGGATCTTCGGGCTCTACATCGCCGGTCGCAAGCTCTGGTGGGGCTGGCTCGTCGGCCTCGGCGCCCAGGCGCTCTGGATCGGCTACGCGGTCGTCACCCGCCAGTGGGGCTTCATCGCCTCGGCGATTGCCTACGGCTGGGTTTACGGGCGTAACGCCATCCGCTGGCGGCGTGAGCGGCTGGCCGAGGGGAGCGACCGGTGAGCACCATCAAGCGCCTGTACGGCAAGTGCTTCGGCAACGGACCGTGGCACCTCATGCTCGGCGTCGACGAGCCTGCCCGGTGCGGGGTCGGCGCCCGTTTCCGGCACCGGCAATTGCCCTGGGGGTGTCCGCGAGCGCGACATCTGCTCGAAGTGCCGGACATCCGAACGTCGAGCCGAGCAAGGGGGCGACCGGTGAGCGACCTGCACGCCCGGCTAGTGGCCGAGCTGGACCCGACGACACCGTGGGACGCCGACCGCGACGAGCACGTGTATGCCGCCCTACGCGCCGTCGTCGAGCTGCACGCGCCGGTGCCGCTGTTCGAGGACGAGCCCGACGAGCCGCCGGTGTGCGCCGTTGGCATCATCTACTGCGACGACGGCGGGCACGTGCACCACGAGCCGTACCCCTGCTCGACCATCCAGGCCATCGCCCGAGAGCTGGGGGTGGACGGATGAGCGAGCAGGAGATGGCGGTGATCGAGAAGCTCATCAACGACGCCCAGCAGGAAGGCCGCGAGCAGGCCGCCCGGGAACTCGCACGCGAGGCGGACCGGGTCCACGACCTCGGCGGTGACTACAACGCCGCCGTCGCGGTCGGCCTCGACGCTGCCGCCCTGCTCTTGCGCCGCTCGCCCGACCCCGGCGCCGCGCCCGACCCGGACCGGCCGCAGCTCATCTGCTACGCCGAGCACCACGGCATGCTCTGCGACCGGCAGCGCGGCCACAAGGGCGGCCACGTCGACGTCTACGGGCCGCTGCCTGGCCACACCTGGACCGGAGCGACGCCGTGACCACGCTGCTGTGCTCCTCGCCCGTCTGCCACCGCCGAGAGGACACCTGAGATGGACGACGCGACCTGCCCGGACTGCGGCGCGGCGCCCGGCACCGGCCACAACAAGGGGTGCGACGTCGCCCGCTGCATGACCTACGGCACCCAGCGCATCCAGTGCCAGCCGGGCGGCCGCATGGTCGTCCGGGGCATCCTCCCGAACGGCGGTGTCGACGTCGACTGGGAGGAGGACGGACACGACTGCGGCACGGATGTCTGGTCCGGCCGCTGGCCCGGCGAAGCCGAGTGCGAGGAGTTCGGGTGGTGGTCGACGTGGGAGTCCGGTCCCGGCTGGGGCCGGTGGACCCGCGTCCCCGCCGGCACTCCCGATGCTCGCCCGGACCTGAACCGGCTCGTCGCCGAGGCGTCGTGGGACCCGGCCGCGGGAAGGTGGGTGCGTTGATCTGCATGTCCGGTGCTCACTGCCTGGCCCGTGACGAGCACGGCGACCCGGCCGACGACACGCTCCCGTTGTGCTTCTGGTGCCTCGAGGCAGCGGAACGCGACGTCCGGGCCCTGGTCCTCGACTACCGCGATCTGGAGCAGCTCCTCCCTCGTGGCACATCGGGCCGCGGTGACGGCATGCCCCGGGCCCGCCGTGTCGACGCCGCCCTACCGATCAACGAGGACGCCCTCGACTTGCAGCAGGAGATCTGGTTCGTCACCGACGCCTGGGACGCCGTCGTCCGGGACGTGTGCCGGCTGTCCGGGAAGCCGCCGCGGGTGCGGGCGGGCTGGTCGGTGCAGCAGTCGGTGACGATCCTCGCGCCGCGCCTCGACCGGCTCACCCAGACGTCCGGGACGATGTGGGACTACCCCGGTGCGCTCGACCGCTGCTCGGAGGTCCCCGGCTGGCAGGGTGTCCTCGATCTGGCCGCGCTCCACCGCCGGGCGAGGGGCGCGCTGGGTCTGGGACGCGACGACGGGGAGTTGATCGTGGGGGTGGCGTGCCCGCGGTGCGAGATCCGCTCGAAGCTCCGCCGCACGGGGGACCACGTGTACTGCGGCGGGTGCAAGTCCACGTTCGAGACGGCAGAGTATGCAGGCTGGGTGGTCCAGGACGCGGGACGACAGGAAGGCGAGGCGGCATGAAGAAGGAGCAGTTGCGCTGGCGGCTCCAGGAAGCCGAGGCGGCCCGCGATGGCATGGAGGCCCGGGCGCGCGACGCCGAGTCGAGGATCTTTCTCCTGGAGCAGGAGCTGGCCGCCGTGAAGTCGTCGTGGCGTCCGGTGCCGATCACCCACGAGTGGCAGCCGAAGAATCCGCAGTGCGCACTCTGCGACGAGCCGCGCGACGCTGCCCGGCATCAGGCGGCAGGGTGACGTGGCGATTGACCTGGGCACTCTGCGTGCGACCGTTGCGCACGCGGTTCGCATCCGCCGTGGCGAGATGAGGTTGAGCCAGGACGACCTGGCGGCCATGACCACCGCCGGGCGATCGGCCATCGCGAACATCGAGAACGCGCGCCAGCTCCCATCGCTGCTGTTATGGGCGCAGCTCTGCGCTGCGCTTCGCCTCGACCCGGGCCTGGTACTGCTCGCTGCCGGGTGCGCCGAGTGCTTGGACCGTCCGCCGCCGGGCTACGCCTGCTTGGCGTGCGGCACCTCGACCGAGAGGATGGCGCCGTGACCGACATCGTGGAGTTCATCAAGGCGCGGGTTGACGAGGACGAGCGGGCGGCGCAGGCGTGCCTCAGCCGCGACTGGACGGTGCGCAACGGAACCCTCCACGATGACCAGCCGTTCGACTCGGGCGACCTGGGTATCGAGCGCCTCAGGCACATCGCCCGTCACGACCCTGCCCGCGTACTGCGCGAGGTAGAGGCGAAGCGGCGGCTGCTGGCCAAGCACGCCCACGTCGTCGACGGCACGCAGAGCAGCTGGACCTGGTTCGAAGGCTCCGAGTCGGCGTCGAGAGAGGTCGCTCAGCTCCTTGCCCTGCCCTTCTCCGACCACCCGGACTACCAGGAAGCGTGGCGACCGTGACCGAGCCTGAGTACATGTTCCCGTTCTCGGCGGTGGCGGCGCTGATCGAGGCTGCGGGCGGCGAGATCGTGGTGCCGGAGCGTCTGCTCCTCGACCCGCCCGGCGAGATCGCACGCTTCGACGACCCGGTCACGGGTGCGGTGCGGTTCACGACGAGGCGGCGCACGGTTGTGGACGGGGCGGTGGTTGAGGGTGTGGTGGTGACCGCCGGGCCGGCGTTGCCCTCTTCGTAGCGGCTCAAACCCATGTGTTGCTTGACGCGTCAACGTTCTCGTGTCACGCTTGCCGCGGATCTTCCTGCCCACTGTGGATCACAACTCTTCGGAGGTGTGGACCCGGTGGGCAGTTTCGTGTCCCGAGCCGACGCGGCACTCGCCGCCGGCGTCACACGCGACGTGGTGAAGTCCTGGATCCACCGCGGCTGGCAGGCCAGCAACGGCCACCGCAAGGTGCGCACCCGCGGCCTCGACGTCCACCTCGACGACGTCCTCGAAGCCGAGCTCGACACCCGCCGCAAGACCCAACGCTCCCACCGCAGGCTCGCCGCCTGACCACATCCGACTGACCACCGCTCGGAGCCTCGTGTCGAAGCCCCCACCGGTACGCCCTGTCGTGCCGAAGTCGCCTCCTCCTATCCAGCAGAAGCCGCCGAGGACGGACCCTCCACCGACGAAGCGCCGGTAGCACGTCCGCTGCACCCCCGTACGCAGGTGGTGACCCATGCCACGCAGGCCATGCCTCGAGTGCGGTGCGCTGAGCGACCAGTCACGCTGCCCCATCCACAGGCGTGTGGTGCTGCAGCAGAAGCGCACGCGCAGGCCACGTGCCAGCTACAGCGAGGAACGCAGGCGCGCTGCTGTGGTACGCGCGCACAGGGCTGAGCATGGGGACTGGTGCCCTGGGTGGCGCAGGCCTGGGCATGCAGCTACTGACCTGACTGCTGATCATGTGGTTGGTGTGGCAGCAGGGGGTAGCGAGGCTGGCCTGCTTGCTGTGCTGTGTCGCTCATGCAATGGAGCGAAGCAGGATCACGCAGCGTGATTCGAGTTGAGTGATCAAGAGTAGTGATTACGCAGCGTTACTTGCGCGGATGTCACTCTGAGTTACGAAACCCGGAAAAAATCCAAGATCGAAAAAGTTTCAGGAC